GGTTCCACGATAAGTCAATTGCCCGCTCCGATGCTAACCCCGATGATGAAGCAGAGCAGGGCTTTGGTTGTGCCTCTGGCAGTATTGAACATGCCATCCGCGCCCTTACCCCCGAGGTGCCCCAATGACCAGACTTGAAGCCCTGCGCGGTCTATATGACGCGGTGGCGAGCGGGACGCTCCCAGATGAGCTTGTGTGCCCGACTTACTTTGAGAACGACTTCAACACCGGGTATCGCTGCATACAAGCCTACCACGGCTCCGTTGACGACGCCCTTGCGCTGATCGCAGCCACGCTGCCGGGTGCAATCGTGCATGACATGACGCAGGATGGCTTTTCGCGGCGCTGGTGGGTCGTTGTAGCGAACGATACTGCACCCCACTACTTTCACGCCGACGCCGACAACCCCGCCACCGCCCTGCTTCTGGCCTGTCTTGCAGCACTGATCGCTATTGAGGAGGGGAAGGCATGACACAGGAAGAACTGGCCGCGCTTCGGCGTCACTGTGCCGGGCTGACGATCTTGTTGATCGACCGGATCTTCTGATTGGCGCAGTCCCGGTCTGATGCGATCCGCAGCATCTTCCGGGCCAGCTGCGCCTCCGTCTCAGCTTTCATCTTCGGTGTCAGGCACGGCTGCAACAGATCCGCCGGCACATAGGTCTGCACGGGCTCCGGTGCGGGCTTAGCGCAGCCGCTCATCAAGAGCGCGCAGATAATCAGACAGCGGTGCATCGCCACCCTCCAGTTGATCCAGTTCGCCCACCAGGGCCTCATAGGCGGCTTGCTGACGGGCCATGGCCGCGATGTGCTCTCTGTGGACCGCATCGGCCGCCTCGACCTGCTGTAGCCGCGCCGTGGCTGCGGCAAGGGCGCGTTCGGCGGTCTCGGCCCTGACCACCATCCGGTTGTCGTGCCAGAGCAGTCCGGCGACCAACAGAAGAAGTCCGGCAATGGCATAGATGCGGATCATGGCAGCCAGCCCTTGCCCTGCACCTTGAAGCCGGGACACAGCTTCGCCGCATAGTCATTGTGGCCCGTGACCCAGCGGATGCCCGGCACCGTGGCGATCTTGGCCTTCACACCCTTGCGCTGCGCTTCGGTGAACCAGTCCTCGAACCGGCCCATCTTGGTGATCTTGGCGCTCTCGATCATCAGGAAGCCTAGGGTGCCCCGGTTCCGTTCCATCACATGAGCCCCAATCATTGTGAACGGCCGCCCCTCATGGAACGATCCGTCCGGCATGAAGAAGCCGTGGTAGCCGAAGCCATTGGTGAAGCCGCGGGCGCGGTGCCAGCCGTCGATCTCTGCCTTGATCTGGGCGGGCGTCTTGCCCTTGTGCCAGTCGCCAGTGACGGCCGCGCAATGCAGGATGATCTCGCGGACCTCATAGCCTGCCTTCCCCTGCCGGATTGGATTGTCAGTCATAGGGCCGCGCCTCACTGGTTGCGACCGGCTCCTGATGGGCGGTCCTTGGATCTGGTCCGGTCAGAAAGGCCAAGATCAGGCTTCCGACGAGGATCAGTATGTAACCGCGCAAGTTGCGCGCCGAGCCTTTAAGACTTTCCATCGCCCGGCCCTCCCAAGCGGTTGCGGACAAGTTCCTTGATGAAATTGCGATCCGAGACAATGGCGGTGCCAACATCCAATACGATCATGCCAAAGGCCATAATGCCCACCGTGGCGATGGTTTCGGAGGCGTTGACCCATGCTGCGATGTCCGGCGACAAGCCAACCGCCAGCGCCGCGCTGGCCAGCGTCTTTCCGGTGCGCTTGAGGATTGGCTGGCGCTCCGCATCGCGGGTGGCAACGTAAAGGATCATGCCGATCAGGACGAACCAGTATTCGATGGGCTTGTTCAGCATGTTATCACGCCTTCAAAAGTTCGATCTGCATGGCGTTCCATGACACAACGCTTGCCACAGTTGCCGTCCGCGTGGCCGTTGCTCCGCCTGATGTAGACAGCAGGTTCTCGGCCCCCAGCCACACATTGAGGTCGGGGGTGTAACCCGCCGCGATAAGATCGCCCGGTGTCGGCAGGGTCTGGCTGTCACCCCAAGCGGCCCAGACGTGCAGAAGGCAGCTTCCCGCCGTTGCGGTCAGGCTTGGAGTTGCCCGCGAGGCCACGTTGAAGGCGTCTATCGTGGCTTGGTTTCCGGGGCCGGATACCCCGCGATAGGCAGCGACAAAGCCGACCAGCTGGCCGCTGCCGGACGGCGTGTTGACCGTGAGGGTCGAGCCCTCCGATCCATCCCGGAACCGGCCATAAACCTCCACAGCAGGGAAGCCGGAAGTAAATGCGACACCGTTCCCGATCTTTGTCCAGCCGGACGGCGTGGTCGGCTCGCGGGTGCTGTCAAGGTGGCACACAAAGGCCACAAGGTAATCGCCGTTGATCGCGGTCGGGATCGGCATCACGCAGTCGGCTGCGCTGTTGTAGGAAACCAGCGTTCCGACACCAACTCGGGTGATGCCGGCTGCGGTCGTCGAGAAGTTGGCCGTAGTCACTGCCGACTGGACGGACCAGCCGTTTTCGGCCACTGCGCAAAGCTTGTAGGCCGTGCCCGGTGACGCCGTGTTGCCCGAGATCGCCAAATCCGTTGTTCCCGCTGCGGCCCGGCTGCACCAGACCTGCCCGTAGCAGACCCCGTTTGGAACCCGGCGCTCCTTGATCTCGCGCCATGTCGGGTTGCCCTGCGCTTGCGGGACGAGGCAGTAGAACACGTTGTTATGCCCCACGCTGGTCCGAAGCGTTCCGGTGAAGCCGTCAGCGGCGGGAGTGATTGCGATGCTGCTGACGACGGGCGTGGTGACGTTCAGGACATAGCTTGACCGTTCTGCCCCCCAAGAATTGATGCCTGCGGCAGCACCCTTCCCTGCGGCTGCACCAACACCGACCGCATGAACCTGGAACACGTTTTGAAGGGTCGGCAGTCCGCTGATCGACCAGTTCGGGAAATTTGTGTCCCAGTCCAATCCCAGCCACGTCTGAACATCAAGCGCGCCCGTCTGGGTCACGCCCGCATTGATGTCGGAAGCGGCGACACGATAGACGCAGTTGACGATATCGTTGGTTCCCAGCAGTGACCCACGGAACCGAAGGTTGTCTCGAATGCCGCCCCTTGACCCGGCAATCGGGAAGCTTGCCCCGGCTGGGGGTAGCCAAGTGCAGTTTTCGATCCGCGACCCGATGGGGTCCCCAATAGATACCTGATTAGGCGACAGGTCAGCCACGACGATGTTTCGCACCATCAAGGCGCAGTCGCCGTCTTGGGCAAAGAAGCTTTGCCACTCGCCACGGCTTGAACCGATGATGTAGGCGTTGGCCTCAACCACGCCATGCGCGGAGCCCTGAAATTGCGTCCCGTCTGCGTGAGGGTCTCCCACGTCAGCCGCGCCCGCCGACATGGGCCGGGTGACAAGGTTGCCGCCCATCAGAACGGCATTCGCGGAACCGGAGGCTGGCGGGTTGATCCCGTCCAGATAGGCCATATCCACCCAGTTCCCGATCATCTCGGCAAAGCCCGTCACCTCGTCAAGCGAGATAGTTGCAGGCGCTCCGCAACCGCCAATGACATAATTGTCCCGAACAGAGACGCGGCTGACAGGCGCAACAAACCTTATGCCATCACCGCCAGGGAAACTGCTGACGCCCCCTGTGAAGTTGCCAAACGGATCAGGCCGCGAAGCAATAACAGCGCACCGCAAGACCTGAAGGTCATTAGAAGGGTTCCCGCCAAGAGAACCAAAGTAGATGCCGCCAACTTTAGCCCCTGCGGCTGATCCCGTGACAAAACGCAGCCGGTCAAGGATTAGTCTCTTGCTGCTCAAGGTGCCCCAAGTGACGAAGTGTTTCCGGCTGTCTTTCCCGCTGCTCGTGTCAATGCGCGGATCATCCCCGTCGCCAAGGATCGTGGCCCAGTTGAAGTCTGAGTTCTGGTTCCACGATGTCGAAACCGACAATGCTGCCGCCTCACGAACAAGGACGGTCTTGCCGCCGATGTTGGCCGGGGTCAGCGCGTTCCACTCGGTCTGGTTCGCTACCGCCTTGTAGCCGCTGATGACCTGCACCGGCCAACCGCCCACACTGTAGGTGCCGACAGTCTGAGACCCGTTCGGCGTAATGATTCCGCCCGAGACAGTAAAGTTGCCGTAGGTGCCGTTGGCCGGGGTCGATCCAGTATAGAGGGCGGTGTTGAACGCGCCCGTGCCGCTACCCTGATCCGCACCCGCACCGAAGCGGGCCGTGTAGCCCGAGGATATCGTCGGCGTGGCCGACTTGGTGTCGGATGCTGCGGCATTGCCGATGGCATTGACAGCGCGCAGTTCGATGTTGGCCAGGGTCGTTGCAAGGACGGTGATGTTCCGCGACCCAAGGCCCGTGCCGCCGGGAAGCGTGGACCAGGCGCCTCCGTTGCGCCGGAACTCGTAGGAAGTGATCGCAGAGCCCCCATTTGCCGGGGCAGAGATCAGGTTGATCGTCAGAGTGTCGCCGCCAGCACTCGGGCTGTCCGCAAGTGTCCACTGGCCCACAGTGATCGTTGCCGGCGCCGTAGCCGCAACGGTTGGGGTGGCCGACTTCAGGTCAGACCAAGCACCGTTGCCGATGGCGTTGACCGCCCGGATCTCAATCTGAGCCAGCGCCGTCGCCGGCACCGTGATTGACCGCGAGCCCGTGCCAACCCCCGTCAGGGCGGTGGCGACGCCGCCGTTCAGCCGATACTGCAAGGCGGTGATGGCCGAGCCACCGTTGGGCGGCAGCGCGTTGATGTTGATGCTGAGAGTGTCGCCGCCGGCTGACGGAACGTCGGTGAGCGTCCACTGGCCTACCGTAATTGCAGATGGGACGGTCGCGGCTCCGCTTGCCCGCGCCCGAGATAGACCCATTCGCACCTGCAATCTCATCTTAACAGTCTCCGGCTTGTGTTGCGCGGAGGCTATGTCAGGGGCTCTATATCTACCTAAGCACCCAAGCGGCCGAGCAGCATTTTCGCCCGCAGCCACAGCACGGACATCTTGCGCCCCAGCTTCAAATCTTTCGCGGGTTCCGGCGTCCACTTGAAACTGCCGTTCTCAATCCAGCCGTAGGACCGATGCCACAGGATTGCGTGACGAGCGCCCGAGGGGGCTATCTTGCAATACCAGATCACGGCCTCGCCCGATTTCAGAGCGCCCCAAAAGCGCCCCATATCCCGGCCTTCGACCCGCCAGAGCATCGACACCGCCGCGTCGTCGCAATCGCCTTCCAGCCGCCCCTCGCCGTCGAGGATGCGGAAGCTGTCCAGCCATCCATCAGACTTGTAGACGAACTGGCGCTTGAAGGCGTTTGCTTCTTTTTGCGCCTGCGCCTTGGTCATTTCATTGCGCATCATCAAATCTCCGCGTTGAATTCGACTGAGTAGACGTTCACCAGATAGCTGCCCGGCGCCGTAATAGTCACCCTCTCGGCCCATGAGTTGTTGCCCTCCATAGTGACGGTCAACGCGGAACAGTTTAAATAGGCTGGCGCTCCGATAATTGTTGGGGTCGGCGTTATCCGCATAGGAACAGGGAGGATCAACCTGCGAACAAGCCAATTTGTAGTTGCCGCGTCTGCATAAAGTCTTGTGGCAAGCGCTGTGGGTGTGGGATAGAAATACCGCATACAAAGGCGCTCTACATCTGCGTAATGCAGGTATTCAAACGGCGTCGGGACCGTCCCAAGTTCCAGCTGCACGGCGGAGTAAGTCCCCCCGATGAAACGAACAGTTGCCTGAGTGAAGGCCGGAAGCACAAAGCTTGCGCCTTTTGCCCGAGACACCCCGTTTACCTGACAGGTCGCCGTTCCGGTCCAGTTGATGACATAGGTGCCGCCCTCCATGCTGCCGCCTTCGATCACAGTCTCCGCACCGCCCGCCGGGGCCGTCATCACCCGTCCGGAGTTGTCGCCGGTAAAAGTCAGGCTTTGCCCTGACACGACCACGCGCCAGCGGTCCAGCGTGTATTGGTTTGCAGCGACGGTAGCCGTGCCCGAGACATAGCCTCGCTGGTTGACCCGGCCCTGCCCGTTGATGATCTTGTTGCGACCGGGCGGCAGCGGATTGTCTACCCAGCCGAACGTGCTGACGCCCGTTGCCCGAAGCGAGCGGCCCACATCTGGCGCGGTCGGCGATGGGACGTTTCCGGCCTGGATGATCGCATCCTGAAGGTTCTGAAGCGTAGCGGGCAGCGCCTGGATCAGGGCGTCGGTCAGGCCCAGAACCGGAGCAACACCATCCATGGTTCGCACGGATCGCCGAAGCAGTTGGTTGATGTCCGACAGGGCCGCCCACACGTCGGCAAGTTCGGCGTTCATCTTGGCGGTGAGGTTGGGCTCGCCGGAGATATAATCATCCGCCCGCGCTGGCAGGGACGCCCCGTCAATCTGAATTACGGTCCCGGCGATTTGCGCGCTGGCGAAGGTGATCGAGGCGGCGTCGTCGTAGCCGTTGACCGGCGTGAATGTCAGGGTCCAGCCCGTAACCACCTTGATGCCGTTGACATACACGTCGATGGAAGTGTCGAACAGCCGGAAGCCGACAAGGAAAGGACCGGCAGACGGCGACGCCAGCGTGATCCGGTTCGTGCGGGGCGTGGCGGGGACGGTTGCCATTCACTACGCCTGCGGGACATACCCGGCCACACACGGGCCGTGAATGCTGCGGTAGAAGATGGTCGCACCGTTCGGCAGGGCAATGGCGCAGTTCTGGCTGTTGCCGCCAAAAAGCCGGACGCCAGACCCGTCTACGCTGGCAGAGGTGTCGATCTGAAGGACACCGGACCAGCATTGCCAGAGTTCGTTGGCCGCGAGCGTGCGGCTCTGCCAGGCGTCGGTAACGGTCAAAGCGGGCATAATGGTCTCCCATGCAAGGTTGTGCTACCCTTGCCCGCACAGAGAGATTTCACTCATGCACTTTGGAGAACGAGAATGACGGACAATCGGATCGTGGCGCTGTCGATCGTCATCGTGCTGGCCGCAGGCTGGCTTACAACGCTGGTTTACTGACCAATCGCGTTCCCGAAGTTTGGCATCCGGCCCGGCAGCGGGCTTCCGGGCATCCAGTAGCTTCCGCCGCCAACGTCCTTGTCCCGCTTTTTGGCGGCCTTTGCCACGTTTTCCATGGCCTCTGGGTCCAAAAGCATGAGAAGCCGGTCGATGATCAGCCGCTCGTAGGCCGGGCCGATGAGTGGCGTTTGCCCCATGGGGGTGTAGCGGCGCATGGCGTCGGTAAGGCTTTTGGCGTATTTCAGGTCGATATCTTCGCCATTGGCGGCCTGCCAGATCGCAGTCATGGCCGCGCCTCCGGTCAGGCCCCATGCGTCCTGAATTGCTGGCACAAACGGGCCAATCAGCCAGTCCTTGAAGTCGCCGCCATATACGGACTGCCCGGATGCGATGAGATCCCCCAGAACGGCAAATCCACCACCCTTGAGCGTCGCTCGCGCCCAGAACTCCGGCGTCGTCATGTCTTGGGGGTCGCGCCCAAGCCCGATGTCTCCAATCTGCAATGAAACGGCCCCCAAAACGGTGGCGCCCGCGACAACGTTGATCGCATACCCAGACGCGGCCCCAGCGCCCTTCCATCCACCTCCGGCTTCGTTGAACACCGCCAATCCCCGCCGGATCTGGTTTATCGTGAAAGTCAGAGGGAAGGACTTATACATCGTCCCGGACTTCACGATTTCATAGATGGGGTGCCCCGGCGGCAGATTGATAGCCGACGGATCGGTCCAGCCTTGCATCAACGGGCTTGCGGTCACGACCGCTTCGTTCATCCACTCCTCGGTCGCGCCTTGGATCTTGAAGAACAGCCTGTCGGCCAAATCAGGGCGCATGTCCGTCGTGTTCCGCCAGTAGATCGGCATCAGGAACGTTGCGCCGTTGTCCGCGACAAAGCGGTTTTCAGGACGGGAAAACTCCGCCCAATCCTTTTCGGTCACGCCCCACTTCTGAAAGTGGTTTCGCAGCGCAAGCGGCATGTCCGCAAGCGGGCGGCCGACAAAATCATCCATCGCGCCCGAGAACTCTTGATAGGAAATGGCCCGCGCCCGGTCGGTCCAAGCCGCAAGCCCCTGCACGCGCATGGCAAGGTTCGACAGTCGTTCGGCAAACTCTCGCGGGGCAACCTCTTGCTGAAACCGGGCAAGCGCGGTTCCGCCGTCTGCCTGTGTGTCACCCACCCATCCTGCCCGAAGCAGCTGTTCGCGCGACAAAGAGGGCAGAAGGCCAATCTGCTTGGCAATGAGGTTCCGACCACTCATGCCCATCGCGTTGGCGGCTACGCGCATGGTGTTCAAGTCCGAGATCGAGGCAATGATTGCCCGGTCCAAGTGCGCCGACGACAAGACATGCCGCGTAGTTGACCCGGTTGTAGCCACCCATTGCATCCAGCCTTCGGTCGGTGCCGCACCGCCGCTTTGAACATTCATCATCCGCATGGCCTGCGCGCTGTCCGACGTGATGCCCGCCAAAAGCGGCTCATCCTGCGACTTCTTGGCTTTGGCCCTCCAGAGGTCCGCCTCGTATTGCGCGCCCAGCTTCGGATTTGGGCCGAACTCACGCATGAGCGTGATGTCCCGCGCCATGCGGTGAACGTGACCCATGAGTGTCTGGTGAAGGCCTCCGGTGCCAAAATCCCGGTTGTATTCCATCCAGTCGCGGCCTGACTTGAAGTGCAGGTGGCGCTGGTCTTGGTGCTTGCGGTAGGTCGCCACACCCTGCGGCTTGCCATAGACCACGTTCTCGGTGTCGCGCCCAAAGACGATGTTGTCATATGCCGACCGAAGGAATGACCGGCGGCTGGCGTCGGATGGCCTGCCGGTTCGACCGTCGACCATCATGGGGCGGCCGGTCAGAGGATCGACAATTCGCTCCCACGCAAGCTGGCCGTCAATCTTCTTGAACCACTCATCAAAACCGGCGCGCTTCAGTGCCAGCTCGTCGTGCATGTGGGGCACGTCCCAATTTTCCAGCTTGGAGATCAGCCCGCCCGCCTCGTTAAACATCAGGCGGAGATCTTCGAGTGCATCCCGAATGCCGTCAGCAAGAAGTTTGGCAATTGGGTTCCCGCTTGCCACTCCGGCCAGTTCGTCAGCGATTTCCATCTGCTCTGCCAGGTCACGCGGTTTTCCCTTTACCAGATCCCGCTTTCGGGGGGCATGACGCTTCAGGTATTCCCCAAGCCGTCCGTTGAACCGTCGCACAAGGGCGGTTCGCGCAAAGTGGGCTTTTTCCATCCGGCGCGTCATGTCTGGGACGGCGGTGTTCATCACATGAGCCTGCGCCTTCCTCTGGAAAGAGGCTTGCGCCAGATAGACGTGACGCCTTTCCCCGGCCTCACGGCGGAATGCTTCCTTCACGTCGTCGCCGGCCAACTGTTCAGCGGCATGGCGCGGGTGTCCGTCGCGCGCATACCGATCCGACAGTTCGCGCCACATTGCTTGCGCCCGCTCACCACGCGCCTTGTCGGCTTTGATTTCCGGATCGTCCATCGCGCGCTGGATGCAATCGAAAAGGCTCATGCCGGTCCCCTCTTGCCGCAGGCGGTCAGAATGTCCTCGAAGTCAAGATCGTCGTCCAGTTCTCGAAGCATGGTGGAAGCCCTCACTGGCCCGTTGCCCACGTCGACCATGAAGTCACCGTTGGCCGAAAGATCATCCCGAAGCCCCTCAACCATGGCGATCTGCGCTGGCTTGGATTTCGGATCAGCCGGGTCGGAAAACATGTCTTGCTGCGCCCCGCCAAACAGGCCGCCAGCATCATCTTCGACCCTTTGCTGGGGAAGGCTGGACCGCATGGCGGATTGCAGGGCCTTAGCCCCTGCCTGCGCCTTGGCGATGCGCTTAGAATAATCGTCTAGCTTCCGGGTGTCGGGGATGAGGAACTGGTCGCCGATGTCTGTGCGCTCACTCGCAGGTTCGCCAGGGCGCGCTCCAGGCTCGGGCGCATTTCCGGTGGCAGCTTCGGGTTTGCCAGAAGCGCCTCGGCCCGCGAGATCGACTTCATCACCCACGCCTCTTTCCGTTGGATACGGGTCGCCTGTGGCTGCTCCGCCATATGCCTCTCCTCTTTCGGCACGGAGGACGGCGTATTCGCCCTCCTCGATCTCGCGCGCTATGGCCGAATGTATCAGATCTTCAGCGTCGCCGCCACGGGTCGTCAGAACCGCCAAGATTTCCCGCTTGTCCTGATCTCCGAGGGTGTAGCCCTTTTCGGCCAGATATTCGTCCACATTGCGGGCAATGGCATTCGGGGCGTCGGCGCCGTGGGCAAACTCATAGTTGTCCAGATTGACCATGAACCCGCGGCCCTCTGGGTCCGGGTCGGCCCATGCGCGCTCCGGCACATAGTCCGGGTCATATGTCTTGCGTGTTGTCGGGCCAGCCTCACCTTGGGCATACCGCCGGTTGGTGCCGCGCACATCCCCATCGAGAGCGTCAAGAAAATCCGCCACGGTGCTGTCCATTGGCAGATAGCCGGCCTCGGCCGCCAGTTCTCGCATTTCGTCAACATCCCGACCACCGCCGTTGTTGCCAGCGGTCGACCTCTTGAATTTTTCCTTCTTGAGAAAGCCGGGCCTGCGATACCCCATCGCAGCTAGTTCGCCGCCGTCGCTGCCCTTCCAGATGCCGCCCATGTTGACCACAAAGGTCTTGAGAGAGGTCGGCTCTTTGGCCTTGGCGATGCCCTTCTTGGCAACCGCCGCAATCTGGTCCGTGGTGTTCGGGATGCCCGGCACAGGCTCCAGCGGCTGCGTGCTGATCGGGTCCGGGGCCAAAGCGGTCGGCTCTGGTGTTTGAGGCTCATAGCCAAGGCTTTCGACTTGCTGCTTCGCTTTGTTGTAGCCAAAGTCTGCGAGAATTTGGCCTTCTCGTGATTTCATCTTCGGCGGCGCTGCTTCACCGTTCAGAAAAGCATCTGCACCAGCACTGACCTGATCCAAGTCAATGCGCGTCACCGAAACCCCAGCTACGTTGCCCCTCTCCTTCTGCGCGAGAGCCTCCTCAAAAATGTCGTTGATTGTGATCCGAACATCATTGCGGGCGTCATCGCCATAAATTGCCGACGGTGCGCGAGCGACCGGATCTGCCACCCTCATGCTGTCGTCGAGGATCAGCGGGCGCCGGGCCGGTGGCGGCTCTGACAGGATAGCCTGCTGCACGGCCTTGAGCGGGTCCGTCCCCTCTGTGATCGCGCGCTCCGCCGACTGGATAGCCACTTCCTGCGTCTCGGGCCGGATGGTCGCGTCCGGCCGGACTTTCTTCATCTCGCGGTAATAGCCGATGCCCCGCAGCGCCCGCGGCAGACCGTCAAAAACGCCCGCAAAGACGCCACCGACCGCCGCGCCCATCGCCACGCTTCCGATCAGGCTGGGGGCTTCCTGACCAAGCCGTTCCGCCACCTTCGCACGGGTCGGAAACTCGACCGCCTCGATCCCGCCGTTGATCAGGGCCTCTCGCGCAAGAACCCGAAGGAACGATCCGCCGCCAAGGCCAAGAGGCATGGCTGCGATGTTGATCGGGTCCACCACCCCGGCCCCAAGGCCACCAACCAGCGCGTTGCGAACCGGGTTCGGCGACAATGCGATGAGTTCCTGATCGGCGGCTCCCTCTGCCTTCTGCCGCTCCGTCGCCTTGGCGTCGATGGTTTCTTGCGAGAAGTCCATGTCCGCCCAAGCGGCAGGGTCGGTCTTGGCCTGCTCCCGCGCCGCGTTGAGAACCGCGTCCGGACCCAGCACGTCGATGTAGGTCTGCACATCGGGATACTTCGGGGTCTGCGCCCCCGGCATGGTCTCTTGCGCCCGGCCCGAGAAGTATGTGTGCAGCGCGTCGACGCCCATCCTCTCCCCCGCCTGGACGGCAAGCGGCGTGGCTTCCTTTTGCTTCGTGGCCTCGAGCCCGATGAATTGGTCCGCGCCTCGGAGTGCCGACCTAAAGCCCGCCCCAATGCCGTCGCTGTTGTCCGGCAGCGCCACGTTCGGCCCGCGACGGGGCATGTCGATTTTCCCGTCAAGGAAGAAGGTCATTTCAGGGCACCAAGGATGCTTTGAGGAGGAGTTCTGCGTCAAAGATGAACGGCACGTCGTCCGCCTGACCCTGAACCCCAATGTCGATGACGACACCGTTGCGTGTGACCGACAGGCGATATTTTGACCCACCCACAGGGGTCAGGGTCATTTCTCCATTGCGCCATGCGGAAGGGTTGATTGGCTGACCGCCAAGGGCCGGAACGCCACCGGCAGCGGCCATCCACATCGCCGGATCGTTGCTGACCCAATCCTTTGTGCCGAACAGCCCGGCAATGCCAGACGCGGTTTCCAGACCGAACGCCTTGTCCATGGCCTGAGTAAGATCCGCGCCGCTCATCGTCGGGGGCAGAAGCACCGGCCGACCGCCCACGTTTTGCACGCCGCCCACTGTCCTGCCCAATTTTGTGCTTTGACCCAGGGCCGCCTGCCAGGCATCTGCCATGACGGACTTCTGCGTTTGCTCATCAGCCCCTGCGGAAATGCGCGCCGCGTAGATTGCCCGCGCCGTGTCCGTCAGGGCCTTGATTGACCCCATGGCACCGGGAGTGGCTTCCAGCGCGTCCTTCACACCCTTCATGCCCTCACTCACAGCCGATGCTGTTGGCGCCTGCACAGCCTTCTCGTCCAGAAGTGCCTGCCCGGTCATGGCCTCGGTCGCAATCGTCGTGCTGCCGCCCCGCGCCAACAGCGCGCCAACATGGGGGATGACAGGATCTGTGGTGCTGATCTGCGCGAAGAACCCGGCGGCGTCATCGCCCATCGCGCCGACAATGGCACCAGCGGCCGCCGCCTTGATCTCGGGCGGGACGCCTTTGCCAAACACCGCGCCGATGGCCTTGGCTTCATCGTCGGTGATGTAGGTTGGCGACTTTATGTATTCGCCATCGACAAGGCGCTGGGCATAGTCCGCCCGTGCGGTCAGGGCCGCTGTGAACCCATCCGGGTTGTTGATGTCGAACTCTGGAAGGACCGGAGGCGGATCATCTGTCAGCACCTCGCCCGCGCGCTTGATTGGGTCGTCAATCCACGCCATCGCATTGGCCGCTGCGGTCTCCTTGGCCGCGCCGTAGATTTCCGTCTCGACAGGGGACGTGACCGGCTGCTTTGCCATTTCTGCCAAGGCCGCCGCTTGCTGTGACGGCGGCATCGCGTTGAACGTCGGCAGCTGATCCCGGAGCGTCGTGAACGCCGCTGCCCGCTTCCATTCCTCCGGCAGCATTTGCTGCACCATTGGGTTGTCCAGAAGCGTCTCATCCGCCGAAGTCAGGCCAAGCTTGGCGGCGTCTGTTATGCCGGACAGCGAAGTTTTCCACCCCGCCTTCTGCTCGTCGGCCGCCGCAGCAATTCGGCGCTGGCCTTCCTGTTCGGCGCTTCCCATGTAGTTCACGCTTTGCTCCGGGGTCCAGGACAGGCCGGGAAGCCGCTCGCGCACCGCAAGGACGGATTGCAGTTCCGACCGGGCCGCTGCGATTTCCTCCGGGTTGCCCGTGGCGATTGCCGACGCAAGGTCATCGGCCCACTTGTCCGCAAGCGCCGACGTGCTGTTGTTCGCGCGCTGCCGGATGTCGCTGTGCTTCTCGTCGATCAGGCCAAGGAACCGGCGGCTGGCCTCTTTTTCCAGATTGTCCCGCACGTCCATCTTGAACGCTTCCGGGGCCTGCTCGACCATGGCGGTGACATACTCGTCGGACGCCTGCTTGAAGCCCTCGGGGTTCAAAGCAAACTGCTCCGACATGGACATGAAGTCCGGCCCGGCCTTGAGGAACACCTCGGACTGCCAAGCCGCGCCCGCGGCCGCATCGTGCGCCGCCATGATCGGGTTGGAGGTCGGGCCGAACAGCCGTGAGGTCAGCTTCCCATCGGCATCCCGCAGGACGGTGGGGGCGGCAGGTGCGCCGTCCATCGTGGAGGCGGTGACATTGCCAGCCAAGGCTGCGGTAAACTTCTGCCCATAACCCCCAACGGTCGTGCCAAGCACGTCGCTCCGTCCGGTCTGGCCGACACCACCCTCACCAGCAAACCACGCTTGCGCCGCCCCTTCCTCGCCAAACCGCTGAACGTATCCACCAAACTTGTGGTCGAAGATCGCGTCTTGAATGTCAGGATTTGCAAGGAACTCATTGGCCGATACTTCTCGACCCAAAACCTCTCTGGACCAAGGGCCAATGTTGGCTTCCATGATCTGATAGCGACCGAGAGCGCGCCCCAGCTTTGCGTTGGTCGGGCCGACCGCAGCATAGTCGCCGCTGCCCGCGCTCTCAATCGAGGCGATTGCGTCGCGGTATCGCGTGCTTCCCTTTCCCAGCGCCGTCATCGCGTCTGATGCCAGCGCCGCGTTCGGATCTGCGGGGTTTTTCGTAGATGCCGTAACCACCGGGGCTGTCGCGCCGATCTGCTGCTTTGCCATATCCCGGCCAAGCGCATCCCCGGCCTTGGTCATCTGGTCGATCGCTGCGGGCTTCAGGGCCTCATAGGCAACATCCATTGCTCCGGCGAGAGCACGGAACCCTCTGCCGCCCTCTTGTCTGACCGGGCGGAACTCCGAGATCGACGAGGACGGAACAATCTGCCGGATGGTTGCCATCAGTAACCCGCCCTCTTGATCTTGTAGATATCGAATACGGACGGCGCGGCCTTGAACATGCCCTCCATAAGCCCAGCCTTGCCCTGCGATGCCGCGTTCTTGGCCGCCATGCTGTAGGCCGATGCTTCCTGCATCCGGTTGCCAAACTCGATCCGGCGGTCCCGGCCACGCACGCGGCGCAGTTCGTTGAAGATCGTCTCGGTCCCAACAGTCGGCCTCTGCCCATTGGCTGCGAAGGTGGCCCGCAACGACCCAAGTTCAGCCGACAGGTTTTCCTTGGCCGCCACGTCTGTCTGCATGGCGCGCGTTCGCCCGATAAAGGCGTTGACCCGGTTCTGCTCCTCGACCGCCTTGCTTTCGGCATTCGCGGCAAGACCACCGGCCAGAGCCCCGACCGCCGTTACGCCGCTGGTGATAGCTGCCAGTCCGGTTCCTGCCGCCGCAGCCGTTCCTGCCGCCGCAGCGCCGCCGCCCGTTGCCGTCAAGATCGGCGCAATGAGTGCCTGCATTAGAACGTCACCTCCTGGGTGGCCGCGAGAATTTGAAACAGACCCGGTTTTTCCTTGATGATCTCAATCTCGGGATGATCCCGCCGCCCTATGACCGAACAGCGGTAAAGCCGCGTTTCAGGGGCGGCCACATCAGAGAGATCGGCCCCGACAGTATAGCCGCCGAACCGGCGCGTGATATTGTTGCAGCGGATAGCAAACGGCCCGGTGCTCAACATAGAGGCGCCCATGCGGATCACGCGCGCCGCCAAGATGCCCGCCTTGGGATGGTTTACCTGCTCTTGCGGCCAAAGGCCCACCGTGCAGGTGTAGGAAAAGCCAACCCTGGCGTCGGCCGGTAAGGTTTGGGCTGGCCCCGGAAGAACAAAGTTGCCCACATTGTCGACCGTTCCCAATCCGGCATACCAGCCCACGCCGCAAACTGACAGTTCTTGCCCATAAAAGGTGCTGTTTATGCTGGCGCTGAGAGGCACGGCGCAGTCCAGATAGACATCTTGGTCCAACACCTCGACGACAGGGGCCGCCCCTGTCGCAAACACTCGATCTACAATGACCTGATACTTTCCAAAAGCAGGGGAAACGTCCTTGAACTGGCCCTGCGTCTCCCAAAGGACAAAGCCCACGTTTTCAGCGTCAAACCCGTCAACCCAAGACATGACCGCCATGGTTCCGTCGCCATTCACGACAAACAGGTATTTCTCCGGCAGGACCGCGTTCTCCGGCGGGCCGCAGAGGGACACAGGTGATTTGATCAGGTGCGCGTGGAACGTAGAGATAGTTCGCACCGACCACTTCAGGTAGATGTTGCCGTCCAGTTGAGCGACTGCAATAGCTTGACCGGACGCCTCAAGGAATATCACGCCGTCGTCAATCAATGCTGGCTTCACCGTGGATGATCCGCGCCGATCCACCAGGCGCGGCACGAAGGATGATGGGGACAGCGGCGTGTTGTTCCGCAGTTCGACCATGTAGATGCCCCGGTCGGCCAGAAGCAGGAGATCCCCGGCATTCACTACATGCAGGAAGCGCGGGCTGTTGTCGCCAGCGGCCCGCACAATGGCGTCGTCATCCTCATCCCCGGCAAGGAAGTCAAAGATTTCCCGCACGGAGGACGCGCAGATCACGTCCGGGGCTTGGGGGAAGTCGCACATGATCAGTCGGCCCGTGCCGCCCGCCGCAGCCCTAGGGTATCCGCGAGCCGGAGAAATGAGGGGTTCATCCCAGATTGTCGTGGCGGCCGGCGTGATTGAAGTTTTCCCCGTAACCGTCGTTGTGGACGAGGGCCCGTCGATCTTTTCGCTGATGTCCGGGCCGTCCAGAAAGCGAAGCGTCACCACGTCGATCGTTCCGACCGCCTTTGCGGCCACAATACCCTGATAGTCTGTGTCCTGCCCGATGACAGCATCCCCGACATTGAAGTCGGTCGATGACGCAACGTTTAGTCGATAGGTCGGCGGCAGGCGCGAAATCACCGTTCCAGACACCAACACCGAACTGGTGAAGCTGGTAATCAGGACTTCCCGGTTGGCATATCGGACCCGCTGCCCGACATACTGCGTCGTGAATACCGCTTGCGACGCTGTAAGTGTGATTGCTCCGGTGAGGGCTGAAGGCTGCAAAGTGATCCCTTGGACAAAGGACCAATATGGCTGCGCCAGTTCGCCACCCGGCGCGGCAGCAAAGGAAAACGCGCTCAGGGACCAGCTTGACGCGCTGGTGTAGCGAAGCCGAAACAGGCCGTTTGCACACCCGATGATGATGTCTTTGCTAAACCCTTGGACCCAAATCTTGTTCTTGTCGCCAAAGTTTGTGACGTAGTTGGAAAACTTCGTAATGCCGTTCTGGTCCCGCACCTCGATTGCGGTTGACCCAATGTCCAAAACATAGGTTTCGTCATTCGTGGGGCGGACCTCAAATTGCAGAACGTTGTAGAAAAGCGGCCTCTGAAACCAAGAGCCCAGCTTCTGATCAATCGTGCGGGTCGCCTTAATGCGGACGTTTCGAGCCTTGCGAAGCGATGCCAGGCGCAGGTCAAGGTCATCCGCCTCAAGGAACTCCTCGCGCGGCTCTCCGATCACAAAGCTGCGTTGCGTGATGGTTTGCTTAGGCACTTCCGAACCTCGCCTTTGCGTAGCGGCTCCGGCGATAGGGTTCAGTGGGGGACCGGCCCCGCGACGAGTTGGTGCGTGCGCGCTGGAAGTAGTTTTCCGCAGCCGCCTCCATCTGCGCCGCCGCCGAACGCTCCTCGCGGAAGGTCAGCAGGATCGCCTGAAGCTTCATCTGCACGCCGCGGGCAAAGTTGGCGCTCCACAGGGCGGGATCTTCCGCCGTTGCATACTCGACCCAGACACCATCGTTCTTATCGACATAAACGTGCGTGCCGTCCTGCATCCATTCCACGTCAAAGTCGCGGTTGCCCTGCGCATCTTCGGTCCAAAGCCGCCGCACATGCAGCGCCTCATTCGGCACCATGTAACCATCCGGGTAGCCGAACCTACCGTCGATCCGGGTCAGCAGTTCCGCCTGCTTGCGCGTGAAGTGATAGTTGCCGTCCTCCAGTTCGGCTTCGACGATCAGCGGCCAGTTTCGGCTGAGAAGCCGCCACTCGACCGAACTGTCGTCCCCGGAGAAAACCTCGTCACAGCCCTCAGCAACGAGGGCCGCGTTCATAATTCCAAGCATGGAGAAGGATGTGCTCATGGCGCGAACGTGCGACAGGGGCCGAGTTCACGCTATGCACGTCTGGAAATGATATGGTCGCCCCGGCGCTCGGCAGGCCCAGCGTGCACACTGGAACCCCTTTGCGGCGGGACGACCAAAGAGGGAATGGGCGCTACTCCATTTATACAGGCGATAGGCGTGTTGGTGACGACGCCTCGTTTTACCCCGAACCCTGCCGGCTAACCATACTCATCTCGCCGACTACACCCGCGCCGTATCGCTACACCGGGCTTTGGTCTCGCTCTGCTGATTAGCGTGTCTGCTTTCCACGCCGCCGCTCACGCTCCTAATACCCCAAAATGGTGCGGGCGGCAAGTTGCCCTGCCGCCCGCGAGGAGACCTTTAGCGCCGAGGGAGGATCGCGTCAGGTCTCATCTTCACTGTCGTCATCCATCAGAATGACGGCATCCATTGCCCTGCGGACAGCCGCGACCAGATCAGCCTTCTTCATGGGTTTTCTCAGGTCGACGCCGAGTTGCAGCGCCGTCAGCTTCAGTTCGTCGGCCGTCATGTCCTCTGGCATCCGGATCGCGCCAACCGAAGCTTCCGGCTTTTCCTCAGCCAGGATGGCATACATCCCGCCCGAGTTCTTTGCGTTTTCCACGGCGACCACATAGGGCACCGTGCGGATCGCTTGCTTCTTGATGCTGGCCCAGACCGGCGCCAGAGCAGCGGCCTGTTCCTTTTCAGCGGGAAGCTTGTAGCTGGGGTTCGCGCCCATACGCACCATCTGGACCATCAGTGCTGCCTCGAAAAGTAAGCGTTGAAGTTGATCGACGGCGTGGTGCCGGCAACGGTCAGGTGCAGGTCGACATACCGGAACGGGGTGCGGTTGCGCTCTGTCCGGAACAGCGTCTGAAGCTGATCGCCGACAGCAGCAGCAACCGTTTCCGGCGCAATGCCGGCAATCGCGCCGATCTGCATGACCGCAAGGATGCGGCCGTCAGAGCGGTTGGCGACGTTCGAGCCGATGACGCGGAAGGTGTAGACCTCATCGGCCGACGCCACGTCCACGGCTTCCACGTTCAGAACGAGAACCATGTCGGTGATCGCAGCCGCGCCTTGGTCAAGCTGCGTGCCGATGTAGCCGGTCGTCGTGACGGCGGCTTGGGCGGCTGCACGCTTTTCCATGCCTGGCGCGGCATCGAAGGCGTAGGTGCGGGAAAAAGCGGGGGTTGTCATTTTGATTGCTCCTTACGCAACGATGGCGGCGTTGGTGATCGAGGAGAACCGCAATGCGGAGTACGGGCTCTCGATGCAGATGCCGTTGTCGTGGTGAACGTCCGTCCGGTAGTGGACGCCGTTGTTGATCAGGCCCATGTCCGTGACCTGCATCGGCTTGGTTTCGATGCCGCACACGCCCATTTCGCCGAACGAGACGATGTAGATCGAGCCGGTCACGGCAGCGCCGCCACCGAAGGCCACCTCGTCGAAGTTCAGCAGATAGCCGTGACGGGACACCTCGTAGCCAGTCAGGATTTGGAGGCCCTGATAGCGTTCGACCCGGCGACCCATATCTTCGACATCATTGGTGTAGACGCCGCCGACGCCAACGTTCCGAACAGCAGCGGGCATCCGGAACTTCAGTTGCCGCGGCATGATGATGTGGGTCGCGCCCTGCACCAGCGAGATTGCTAGGTCAAGGTTGGTCAGCGAAAGCGGAGCGCCACCTGATGCGGTCGAGTTTGCAAAAACCCGGCTTTCCTGGTTGGAGCCGTCCACCGAGGAGTTGCCGGAGCCGACAGCACGCAGGCGCTGGCGAAGGCCGGTCCACGCACGCGGGCTCGACTGGTTGTCACCGTTGATGAAGGTCTGCGCCCACAGGTGCGCCTTGGCCTTGATCTGGAGGCGTTCCTCCATGGTCCGGCGCTCCATGCCGTAGCGGTCGAGAAGCACGCGGTCCACGTTGATCTGCCCCGCCATGGGGAAGCACATCTCGGTGAAGTCGTTGATCAGACCGTAGCCGTCGGTCGGGACTTCGTTGATCCCACGGAAGGCCATGCTGGTCGGCAGGGCGCCTTCACGGAAGTAGCCGTAGCGGCCGCCAGGGGCATTCTTGAACGGGATGACGCGGAGGATGTCGCTTTCCTCTGGGAAAAGCTCGATCACCGCTTGCGCCTTCAGGTCAGTAACCGTCTTGGCGTATTCGACAAGGGTGTGGACGGGCATTTGTCAGTTCCTTTCTTCGGAGCCCCTAGCGGGACTGCGAGTTGGCGAGTGCGAGTTTCTGGCCGGCCGTCATGCCTTCGGTGTTCGGGCCGGGAGGAGCAGAGGGCGCGGGGTTAGCGCCTCGGGCGGGAGTGAGAAGCCGCTCCACCGCCTTGATGGCGCCAGAGGTCCGCAGAAGGCTTTTGAGGGCCGTGGCTTCTTCTGCGGGCAGTCGGGTTTCGATGGCGCGGGCAAGCGTTCCAACGCGAGCCTCGACTTGCGCTTGGGAGCCAAGCTTTGCCATATCAGCCTGCATGTCCTTGACACCCTGCGCGTATTGGACCGCCTCATATCTGGCGAGGACGCCCATCAGCTTCTTGCCGGCATCGCCGGGTGCGCCGATCTCTTTCAGAAGCGCGCCCACCTCGTCGTAGAGCGGCTTCATGGCCGGATCATCGGGAGTCAGGTTGACCTGAAAATCCTCGGGAAGCCCGTCGATCCCGGCGTAGGTAAGCCCATCGGGAAGGCCAAACTCGTAGGCTTCCGGGATGGACCCTTCACGCTCTGCGCGCTGTGCGTCGCGGGCGATGACTTCCTGATAGTGCGCCTGAAACGCGGCAAGGTCGGGTGCGCCGTCCTTGTGGAAATCTGCCGGGATGAAAGACAGGTCCGGGCCAGCGGCGGGCGCTGGGGCCGGTGCTGGGGCCGGTGCTGGGGCCGGTGCTGGATTAGCCGGCGGCGTCGCCCCTGCCGACTCTCCGGTATTGCGCGGCACGTTGTGCCAGAAGTTGTTCGGTTTCATTGCTTGCGATCCTCCTAAGATCGCTGACAATGAACGTCTGAGCGTTGCGTCCAACCAATGCACGTTCGTCCGAAACGATTGGCATCTGAGAAAGTGAAACGGCTTTCTCAAGCAAATCCAGAAGGATAGCGCCGTCGCTTGTTTGAAGAAGGGATTGGACGGCTTTCTCTGCCGCTTCGGCCTGCTTGGAAAAGGCCGGCCCGTTTTTCCGCAGGCCAGCAAGGTAGGTCAGGATCGGGCCGGGCTCACTGATCGGTAGCGGGAGGTGCTGCACTGGTCTGCCCTTCTGCAAAGACGATGAGTTCGTCGCCGGATGCCTTGGCGACATTCTTGCCGGTGGAAACAAGGTCAATGACCTGCCCCATGCCCTCGGGACCGGCCAGACCCATGAACATGTCGAGGTTGGACCGCGTGACCATCACCTTGTCTTGGTTCTGCGCCTTCTGGAGCGGCGAGAGCGGGATGACGGAAATGACGTTGCCCTGATGGGTGATCGCTTCTTCGATCTTGCCAAGTTCCACGGCCAGATACTCGAACCGCTGCACCATGGGCAGGATCATCTCGGTCCACATCGGGGCAGAGGGCTTCCCAAGGCGCTGCTGAACCCGGCGGCGCTCGTCCAGCCATTGCGCCGCTGTCGGGGGAGTTTCGCCACGCTGGCGGGGGCCGTCCTGATAGAAGGCCGTCCGCAGCCGGTTCTCGAAACGCTCCTCGGTGAAGAAGCCTTGGTCGACGTTCACGTTGCGCGAGAGGTCATAGATCTGGTCGCGGGTGAATCCCCGGTGGGCCGGAATTGCCGTTCCTGCCACAATGCCGTTCGACAGGTCGATGAAGCCGTCATCCGGGTAGATGATCGTGTTCATGAGGCTCTGGTCGAGGCCGGACAGAACCGTGTCAGTGATGGTGTCGAGGGTGCGGAAGTCCGGCAGCGCCTTGATGCCCGGCCCTCTGCCCCATGCCCTTCCGGGGCGCGGATTGAACCGGCCCACCAAAAGCGGGCAAGAACCCGCCATGGGCCCCATGATGATGGGTTCGTCCGGGGAGACGCGCTTGCCATCGACGGTGATTTCGCAAAGCCATAGCGGGTTTCCGGGGTCTGACCAGTCGACCCAGAAACCCCAGCACAGAACGCATGTCGCGCCGGGCTTCTTGATCTTCTCTTGGAGTTTGAAGTCGCCGAGGTCCACCAGCCCTTCGGCGATGAATGACTGAAGCGTGCTGGTGAGGTGCTGGGCGTAGATGGTCTTTTCGCGGAAGCGGTCCAGAACGCCCGCGTGGCCGGGTGTGAGCAGGAGTTCGTGTGGCGGGACCACTTCGCAGTAGATCGGCTGCTGGATGTGGTGAACATCGACCCAGATTGCGGGCGTGCCGTGCGTGGCTGTCTCGAACATCAGGCTCGGCGAAATGTCGGCGAGGTTCGTTGACTGGATCAGCGCCACGAGGTCGTTCTCGCGCTTCTGCACCATTTCGAGAACGGCCTTGGCCTGATCCTGCGGGATGGGGGCAATGACCTCATACTCGAACCAGCGCACTTCGGGCGGCAGGTAATAGGTCACGAGATCCCCGGCGAGGTCCGTCGCCAGTTCTTCGCCGATTGAGGTAAAGGTGTCGGTGTTCTCGGTGCCGGGCGTGATCATCTGATTGGTCACGAAGTCCCGGTGCCGATCCGGCGCGCAGAAGCGGAAAACCTGCTCAATGAGCGGCTTTTGGGCGTCCCGATGCCGTTTGGCGGCCGAGAGGCGGGTAGAGAAGTTTTCTGTCGGCTTCTTCACTTGCCGCCCATCGCTTTTGGCGCGGGCACGGCCGACTTCAGGGGGTTGAGCTTCTTGTTGCGCGGCTGACCGTAGACCGCGCGCAAGTCGGTTGTTAGAGATGCGGCCATGTCCTGCCCGGCGACTGAACGCTCCAGATCGGTCACGCGGCGCTCACGAGACCTATCCGCTCGCGCCTGTCGGCTTTCCTTTGGTCGATTGCCCATGAACCACCTCTGCCCCTTTGGCGAGCAACCTACGTTTGAGGGTGCGCGGGAGTAATGCACGGACGCCCGTGATGTGGCCGCAGATTGCCGCACAGGTCATCGGACCGAAGATTGGCAGGCGGAATGTCGGCTCGTCCGCAGGCAGGCGCAGGATCAGGTCGCAGAGTTCCAGACGGAAGTGAAGGTGTCGCTGAACGTCCTCCAGCCGGTGCTCGACGCAGATGCGGGTGCCTCTGGACTGCGGGTCCATGAACAGCCATGTGCCGTCATCGGTGCAGCCCCAGATTTCGCAATGACCAAAGATGCCGCGAACGGTCAGGTAGCCTTCAGCATTCCGCAGGTAGGGCCGGAAGAAGCCGACATACCACTCGAAGATCACTTGAACGGCCGCTCGTGCTTGAGCGGCGCTTCAAAATCCTCATCAACCCGCTCTACTTCGGACTTCAGAACATACTCACATGCACCTGGGAACGCCCACAGGGGCATGATCCGTCCGGTGTCAAAGGCGGCCCAGGCATTTCCGCTCTTGTCGAAAACGACGATCGCATAGGCCACGATTTCCTTTCCCGCGAGCAGAGCATTCAGCGACCCTACCGCTTCTCGCTTGACGGTGCGCCGCTCGCGCTTCTCAAGGTTCGACTTGTGGACCGAGAGTTTGGGCGGGCTCATGCTGCTGTCCTTCTGCGGATGGAGTGCCGGTAGGGGGTGGAGGGCGCGCTGCGCTGGGGCCGGGAGGTCTGGACGATAGCGTCCCCTTCCCCGCCGCCAAGGACCGCGTTTTCCACGGCTTCAACGATGTGGCTGAAGCGGTTCTTTCTTGGGCGTTCGGAATACATGCCGGTGCCCTTGATCTTCGGGTAGTGGTAGCCGCCGGCAAAGCCTGTCTTGGCGACGAGGTTGGACGGGTTGATGCCAAAGCCGTTCCGCCGGGCAAGGACGGCACCGATGGCCGATCGGCGCATTTCTGGATTGTTGTCGGTTGTTGCGGGCAGCACGCGCATTCCGTTGGCCGAGAAAATGTCATAGGCCGTTGTCTCGACCGATTGCGTCCGGTCTGCGCCTCGGGGGTCGCCCCAGAATTCCGCTTTGAAACCGGCATATTTTTGGGCCAGGTGGCGTTTCACGCGAGGGGCGAACAGTTGCGCGCTTTCGTTGTCGCCGATCAGTTCCGACAGAAGCACCCAGCGCCCGTTCACGCATTGCATGAAGGCTGCGGCCGGATCGCGTCCGAAGTCCAGTCCGACGATGATTGGGGCTCCGAAGATCGGATCTTCCTCTCTCGGGAGGACGTGTTCGGCCTCGGTGAAGTCGGGATAGACGGCTTTTCCGTCCATGTAGATGCCGACCTTGTTCAAGATCCGGCGGTCAATCCATTCCTTCCGCTTGCCGCGAATCTGAACGAGATAGGGCTTCTTAAGGTGGCGCTGGTTTTCGGCGCGGGGGTTCGGCAGGTAGACGATCTTGCCGTCAATCTTCTTTTCGATCAGGCCGGGCGGCTGGAGGAAGAACTTCCACACCTGTTTGTCCGTCACCTCGTCGCGCGGGATCTGCATTTCCGCCTTCTGTTCTTCGGACCACTCGGGGGGGAGGGGCATGTCGCCGCGCATGTAGGGGATCCAGTGGCCTTCGGTTGGCGCGTTGAGGTCGAGGAAGCCGCCATACCAGCTGGCGCCGGGTCCGTTCCGCATCGAGGGATATCGGCCGCAGCGCGAGAGGAGTTCGTCGACCACGGCTTTGTCCTGAAACTGCGCTTCGTTCATGAAGAACCCGGTGATCTCGAAGGACGCCGCGACCTGTTCGGCGGTTTCCGCGTCCGGGATAGCAATGAAGATCACTTCGCAGTCGATGGTAGTTCCGTCCCCAGAGGGGTGCGCTTTCTTGAGGTGGTGGGTCATGGGTTCGGATCGGACCAGTTCGCCCCATATGTTTTCCGGGAACCATTCCAGCCACGTTTTCACCGTCGTCTTTTTCAGTTCGCGGTAGTTATTCCGCACGATCAGCCAGCGCGTCCGGCGCACGCCGTCGTTGTCCGGGGCCTGATCGCAGGACACCGCCCAGATCTTGTGACAGGAGCATGTGGAGGTGCCGGAACCGATCGGACCCTGGATGACCGCCAGCTCTGAACGGTCCCAGAAGTATTGTTCGAGGACCACGCCGTCTGGTTCGTAGAGCATCAGTTGGTTCATGGCGCGACGTAGAACCCTGCTTCCACGCGCCAGATGACGCCGGTGTAGACCGGGCAAACGATGGTTGTGGCGGTGTTTTGCGCAGATGACGCCAGCGCACTCGGAAAATCGCGGCGCTTTTCATAGACCGTGCCTTGGGCTGCGGCTTCAACCGGGATCGAGAAGGCAAGCGATCCGGGCAGGTTGGTCGTGGTGACAATCACGGGGGTAGCCGCGGCAGTCAGAAGCGCCGAGGCGTGTCTCTCAACGGTGAGATAGGTCAGATAATGTCTGAGGCCCGCGCCGGGCGACGCAAGGGTCAGGGTGACGGCGGCACTGGCAACGCCGGTTGCCACGCCAAGGTTACTGGTTACGAGCCCTTCAAGACCCTGCTCTATGGCGGCGAGGTTTGCGGCCAAGGCGATAGTGACGGTGCCGGAGGTCCATGCGGTTGCGCGGGCACGGACGCGGCGGAAGCCGGCACAGCTACCGACCCAGACACCCGGCACAGCGCCAACCACGGACGCCACATAGAGTTTCGACGCCTGATTGAGCGGGCGAACCGGGATGGGCGTCCAGTTCGTTCCATCGACGGTTCCGGCGACTTCGATCGTTCCGCTGAAGGTTCCGCGCAGATCGAGGACGACAGAGGCGCAGCCGTCCACGTCGATGACATCTTCGGTGTTGATTGCTGAGAGGTTGAACGTCTTGAACAGCGTTTCTCTGGGGTGGAGAAGGGCTGGGGTGCCGAGAAGGCCGTTTCCGAGAAGGCGGGCGAGGGAAGCCATTAGAGCGCACTCCAGTTCAGCTTGATTGGCCCTGCGGTCGGGGTAAGGAAGGCCAGGATGAATGTGATGGTATTGGTGCCGGGGATTGCGGAGATCGCACCGATGTCGAGGAGTTCGGGATCATTTTCATCGGTATCTGCGTGCGATCCCAGATCAAGCGAGATCCGGCTGGAGCCCGTGACGCCGACCGCCGCCACCGTTTCGCGCCACTCCATTGCCTGACGGTCCGGCGTTACCGTCGCGGTTCCCGAGAGGATGGTGTTCTGTTTGCCGGTGATCAGCGCCGCTACCGCAGAGGCAAAGTCCGAGATCGTCGCGGCCAGTTGCGATCCGGTATGGTTCGCCCGCGCCAGCAGGGTCGCGTCTGCGCTGTTCGCCGTCGCTCCGGTAGCAACGCCATTCAGCTTGGTCTTGTCCGCCCCTGTCATCAGGCCCGCGTCACCACCGGCAACAACCAGCGGCAACGTCACATCCGCGCCCGTGCTGCTTTCCAGAAGCCGCGTCGATGCCGTGTAGGCCAGGTTCGTCGTGCCGCCACCAGAGGCGTCGACCGTGAGCGTGTTGGCGCCGTCGTTGTAGGTGAGCGTGACATTGGTTCCGGCCACCAGAAGCCCCGCAACCCGGTCATCCACCTGCTCGGCCGTCAGCCCGCCGCCAGAAGCCGCAATCAGACCCCGAACTGTCGGAGCATCAACCTTGGCCACCCGCTTCTTCTTCAGCCGCGAAAGGCTCCTGTCGAACAATGCCATGCGTCCGCCTCCATACCGTTGCCCGAGAACATCCAATCCGGTCCATGATCTCACCTATGCCCACACCCTCCGAGAACAGCCGGCGGATCTCCGCATGACGCACCTGCATCGCCGACAAAGGACGCTTCCCCTCAACCCGCCAGTGAGAAGGATTTACGCACGCCGCATCCCCGCAGCGGTTCCTCAAAACCCCATCAGGCCGATACCCATGCTTCCACACCCACGAAACCCGATGCGCACCCTGAACACCGCCAATCCCCGCAACCCCATACCCGCGATTATCCCGAGCCCCCTGCCACACCCAGCAGTCACCTTGCTTCCGAACCCGAGCCCAAAACCGACCCATCGTCCCAGAACGAACCCCAACAAGCCCGTTTTCACCCATTTCAAGCCCCGGCGTTTATGCGACCCCCGTAGCGGTGAAACATTTCCAAAAATCCCCCCATGCACCGACAGAAGAAAAAAGAAAAAAAGATCGGCGCGGGCGAGGGTGGAGTAGAGACTAGGCGCGCGCCCGTTTTTCCCCTCGGGGGGGGTGGGGGTAGGGGGGGGGTGGGGGGCCGATCCGGTCCGATCCGGGGCGCTGGTGCGGTCCTAGACTTGGCGCGTCACGCAGGCTTGGCAGTTTCTGCTTTTCCTTCAATGACTTGCGCGTCATCTTGGCCAGATGCCTGATCTGTTTTGCGGTATAGGTATCCCTGTGCCGGGCTGTTGTTTATCTGAACGGCAACAGTGGGTTGGCGTGCCTCGCTTGCGAATAACTCGACCATTTTCGCCCTTACCTTGTGGTCTGGGCTGTTGTGCATGAGATCGATCCCTACTCGGTAGGCGGATGCCTTGGCCACCCCTTTGAGGACATCCAGCGACAATGCGGCTTCTGCTTTCCTGCGTTCAAGCTCTGCGGCAATGTGTGGTTTGCCTAGTGCGCGGGAAAGGGCTGTTTCGTTCATCCCCGCCCTGCGGGCAGCCTCTCTCTGCGTTTGTCCCTCTATTGCAATGCCGTCTAGGGCACGGGATAGCGCGGCCCGGAGTTTCGGCAGTCTGGGCGCGTCCTGGGCGGGTTTGATGTGGGTTTGTGCGTTCATGTGCCGGACCATCCGGCAGAACCTAGCGCCGATCCATGCACGGCACCATCTGGCCCCTACGAATTATTTTCGCTTTCCCTGTTGACATGCCGGAACGCATGGCCTATCTGTTGGATATGCCCAACGGCATACGCTCTTTATCCCCGTCAATGTCCGCCGGATAGCCTCAAGCGATAACCCGGCATTATGGACCCCTTATTCACCTGCCGCGCACCACGGGCGGCAGCTGTTAGAGGAGTGCTAGACTATGATGGGATACCACCGCGCCTTGACGGCGATTGACCTTGCAGCCGCTCGGGCCGCATTGCGCCAGCCCAAGACCTATCCCGCAGATAAGGCATATGCGCGGCGGCTGCTGGAAGGGCTGCGCGACGTGCGCCTTGCCACCGGCCAAGATGGCCACCGCCTGCCGTGACCTATCGCCAGCCCTTGCGCGTCAAGGGCTGCACCATGGGCCACCACACCATGCAACAGAGGGAATTGCACCATGTTCGACCAGATGCACCTTTTCGGCGACCTGCCGAACGCGGATTACCGCGACAGCCTGACCGATGCCGACCGCGCGACCATTGAAGCGGCGCGGGCGATCCTAGCGCAACTTGTGGCCAGCAAGCCCCTGATCAGCAGCTGGGACGCGCTGAAAGATTACCTCGCCTGCACCATGGGCGGCCTGCGGGCGGAAAGCTTCCGCGTTCTGTATCTTGACCGCAAGAATCGCCTGATCAGGGACGAGGAACAAGCGCGCGGCACAATCGACCATGTGCCGGTGTATCCCCGCGAGATTGCCAAGCGCGCCCTGCAACTGGACGCCAGCGCCGTCATCCTTGCCCATAATCACCCCTCGGGCGATCCGATGCCAAGCGATGCCGATAAGGCCATGACGCGCGAGATGGAGGCGGTCTTGCGCGTGTTCGGCACGACCCTGCATGACCACGTTGTCACCGGCGGGCCTAGCACCTACTCCATGCGGGCCGCAGGCGACTTCTGACGCATCGGTGAGGCGCGGCCATAGGGTCGCGCCCATCCCATGCGCCAGCATGACCGCAACACCACTGCGGGACACACACCAGAGGACGAAACACCATGACAGCACGGCTTGACCTGACGCTTGCCAGCGGAAACGCGGCATTCACTGACAACCCGGCCCAAGAGGTCGCCCGCATCCTTCGCGCCTTAGCGCAGCGGATCGACGACGGCGCAGAGGGGCAATTCAGCCTGCGCGACGTGAACGGCAACGCCTGCGGATCGGCCTTCCTTGGGGTCTGGGTAAACTCGGACGAGGAGGCTTGACCATGCAGGACGCAACGCAACTGGCGGTCAAGGCCGCGATCCTCGAAAGCCGGGCCATTGAGGCGCAACAGCTGGCCGACAGCAACGCCATGACGGCCTTGGGTAAGACCGGGGCAAGCCACACAGTCGCGGCGCTGGTATGGGCCTGCTCGGTCCTGACCGCCGAACCTGTCGCCGACATTCGGGCGCGGGTTCAACAGGCCGCCAAGGACCGCAAGCCGCTGGAGGCATACAGCCCGCGCCGCGTCGCCTGACCCATCGGTGTCCAGCCTTGCGGGGCTGGCATCCCATGGGCCGACCCATGCCACCGGGCGACACCACCGCCCCACCACAGAGAGAGCACCACATGACCACGGTAAAAGAGGAAACGCTTGCACAGGTCAAAACGATTTACCGGCTGCACGACGTGGAACCCGGCTTCCAGATCACGGAAGGCGCGACCATGTGGCAAGTATCGGATGCGGTCGAAGCCACCATCAGGGCCAGCCGGACCTTGGAGCGTAACGCAGTGAAACGCTGCAACGGGATTGAACGCTATGACGCGAAAGCCCGCATGGTCTTGGCAAGCTGGACCGATGCAGACGAGGCCAGCGCCGAACGGTCAGACGACCGGGCAGAGGCCAAGGTTAAGGCCGCTCTGGCGGTCATCTATGGCGCAACTTGGGGCGAACGGATCGACCTTGAAACGTCCGGCGATCCGCGCGGGGCGATGGTCAAGCTTTGGACCAAGGGCTCAAAGGATAAGGGCTGGGCGCGCCTGACCTTCTGACGCATTGCAGCAGGCCCTATCCGGGGCCTGTCACCATGCGCCACCGCATGAGAACCGCCCGACACCACCGGGCCAGAGAGAGGAAACACCATGGCAACGATTTACAGCCTTGTTATCGACAGCGACGGCGGCACGGACTGCGAATTATTCAGCACAGCCGCCGCTCGGGACAAACGCTGTCACGAACTTTGCGCCGAAGCTTGGGAGCGGTCCGCAGCTTGGAACGATGACGGACCGATGCCGGACAACTGGCAAGACGCTTGGGAAGTCCTGTCGGAAAGCGCCGATTGGTGGCTTGCAACGCATGACCACGACATGCCCGAGTTGCAACTGGCCGACCGGGTGCCAGCATGATCCGGTTTTTCTGCACCGCGACCTATAAGACCGCTGGGGGCAACCTTGGCGGCGCATCCTTCGCGCTGGTGGCGGCAGACTTCGACCAGGCGCGCAACTTGGCAACGCGGCGGCTTTCGATCCGGGGCCGCCGCGGGCTGATCTTCACTATCACACGGGAGGCTTGACCGTGGGCGAGCATGTAAAATCGGCGATCCGGCTTGTTGATGACGGAACGAAAACGGTTGTCTACACCGACGCCGGGCGCTGGCTTCTTGTCAGCGGATACCATGCCGAATATCGGGCATGGCTGGACCGGATGAAACTGGACCCTCGCGCTCCTGGCCCCATCGTTGACCGGCTGGAGACTGTGCGCGAGGTGGACAAGTCCGAGTTTTACCGCAACTGCGCGACGGTCGACCCCGCGCCCTACCGCGAGGAACTGACCGCAGCCGGGCCGCAGCTTTTGATCCCCGGCTGCGAGCGCAAGCCGATCGACAACGGCAAGCCCGCGCAACTTGGCCTGTTCGGATGACGCATCGCAGAGGGGCTTCTACGGAGGCCCCTTCACCGTGCGCCATACCGCCACGCGGGAGCGCAACTTGTGCTCTTGGCTACCCTGACATATCCGGACCAGAGAAGGCCATTTCTGGCGCGTCCTACGAAGCGCACGGGCCCATCCGTGAAGTGGGCGGCAGTCACCACAACTGCCGCCCGACCACCGGCCGATGATCACGCCTAGAGGATGGCGCCGGGGCGCTATAACAGCCATGCCGTGCCGCTTCCAGTCAGATGGTGCGCCCAAATACTCCATGCATCCGAATGCTGGCCGCTGCATAAGCGGCGGCGGCATTTTCTGCGCTGTCAAACAGACCTAGGTAAACCGTGCGACCGTTCACGCCGATCTGAGCCTGCCACTTTTGCGTTCCGACATGCCACACCACGCCCTTCAAACCCGAAACGCCAAACCTTAGCGCGCGGCGGTTTTTTGCGTTCTGAGACGCCGTTGCGACCCGAAGGTTTTCGCGCAGATTGTTCAGCCCATCACCGTCGATGTGGTCAACCTCAACATGACTTGCAGGCTGCATTATCTCTCGGTGCATATACATCTTGCGGCCGCACTTTCGCGCTGCGTAAACCGACCGAGCAAGGCCATCGGCGTCTCGCGTCACGCAAGCCATCCAGTTAAAGCCTTCGACGATTTGAATATCTTCAACGTCAACCTTGGCCTCATAGCCTTGGGTAAGCGGGATATAGGCAACGTTGCCTTCGATACGAATTGGACGTAGGGCTCTTGAAGCCATGACATTGACCCTCCTGCGGTCTGTCTGGTTAGGGGCCGGGTGGCGTTACAGCGCCGCCCGGCTCCGACAATACTTCACGATGCAAGCAACCGCAACTGGCCGAGGCCAAGGGAGAAACCATGATTAACAGGAATGATATAGCGACACTTACCCCCAAGGGCCGGACGCAACTTTTCGATGACTTGTCCGGCGCCCTGTTTCGCACACAAGGCGAATGCGCCGAAGCCTTGGAGATCACGACCAAGACCATCCAGAACTGGCGGAACGATCAGAAGGTGCCGCTCATGGCCCTTTACGCGCTGCACTCGCTCTGTGAGGCGAAACTCGGGCAGGAACTGGTGGCCGTGGTCCAGAGCCTTGACCGGATCGCAACTGTCCTGGCGGCAATCATTCCTTCCGTTTTGCCCGGAACTCCCGAAAGTGCCGGAAAGAACTCATCCGCTTTGACAGCAGGTGCCGCGTCCGGGCGATAAGCCCGAGCGTGACTTGCGGCATTCCGGTCTGGCGCAGAACCAGCGTGTAGCCCAAGGCTTGAGCCCAATCCATCGCCGTCATGATGTTCGGGATCTTGAGGCTCTGGTCCTTCTCGAACTTGGCAAGGTGGTCGGTCGCAAGGCCGGCCGCATCCTCCACATCCTTGATCGACAAGCACAACTGTTCGCGCCGCGCCCTTAGCGCCTCGCGCATGTCGTCAAAGCTTTCAATCGGTATTTCAGCCAGCACCGGCTGCGGCCTGCACGTTGACGGGATCGCAGCACCATCGCGCACCTTGAACTGGAAATTACAGCCAGCGCGCGCACATCCGAGCCAGACAAACTCCTTGTCCGCCGTGATGACGTTCCACCCCTCGACCTGAGCCTTGCGGAGAAAATCCGGGTTCATTCAAACTCCCCGTCTTGCACGTCACGGTGCCCGAGAGCCCAGAACCTGTTCGTGGCCTCATGGAACCCGACTTGCGCCGTCGCCAGTGCCCCGTGCCGGTTCTTCCGCACGATCAACTCCAGCAGGTTCTTGGTGCGGGTGATTTCCGCCTCATGATCCGCCAGCGCCTCGACCGAGATAGTCCCGTCCTTGCTCAACTTGGGCCCTTGGCGCTGGAGCCAGTAGCCTTCCCGGTGGCAGAACACGACCTGATCCGCGTCGTTCTCGAATTGGCCGGTTTCCTTGATGTCCGAGAGTTGCGGGCGCTTCTCATCGCGGAACCCAATGTCCCGGCTCAACTGGACCAGCGCCACAACGGGGCACTCCAGAAGCCCGGCCAGCGTCTTGATCCCGATCGACACCTCGGTCATCTGCTCGAACCGGGACTTGCCGGTGCCGCGGATCAGCTGCGCGTAGTCGATGATTGCCAAGTCCAACTGGCCGCCGAACTCCCGCTTGATCCGACGCAAGGCAGCATGGCCGGCGGCAATGTCCCGGATGTGGCGCGGCACGATCCGCAGGCCAGCATTCCCGACGGTCCTGCTCGCCAAAATCCACTTCTTGAACTCGCTTTCCTCCATCGTGGCGGCATCACGCAGCGCCGAATAGGGCACGCTGGACGCAGCCGACGCCATCCGGGTTGCCAACTGCTCCGGCGTCATCTCCAAGGACCAGAACGCCACCTTGCCGGGATTCTCCGCACGCAGCGACACGTTGGCCGCAATCTCCAGCGCCAGCGATGTCTTGCCCATCGAGGTCGCGCCACCGAGAAGCATCACATCACCCGGTGCCAAGCCCTTCAAGACTTGATCCAGCGCGGGAACGCCAGTTTTCAGAAACGAGGTGTTGCCCTGATAGGCTTCCGCCGCCTGATCCACGGCTTGCGTCATCGCCTTCAGGATGGAAACGCTGCTTTCCGCCCCGGCCACCTCTGGCAGCGCGTATAAGCCTTGCTGGAGGGCCGCGCGCACCTCGGCGGCATCCACCCCTACGGAAAGGCCCTGTGCCGCGTCCTCGGTCAACTGGCGAAGCTTGCGACGGCAGGCATACTCGACCATCACCATCGCGTAGTCGCGGGCCATGCTGGACGACAGCGCCGAACCGGCCAGGCGGAACAGATACCCGACCCCACCAAGAGGCTTCAGGCTTTCCTCATCCGACAAGACGCCAGCCATCGCCGCAGTAGATGCCAAGTGCCCCTTGCTGATCCGGCTGGCGCAAATCTCATAGATCCTCGCATGAACCGGATCGACGAAGTGCTCCGCCGACAGGATGTCGCTCACCAAGTCATAGGTTGACCCGTTGTTCAGGATCGCACCGAGTAACTGTTGCTCTGCCGCCGTCTCGGTCGAAAGGTCCATCTGCGGACGCAACGCGCGGATCTCGCTCATCGGACATAGCCCCCCGGAACCCATGTGATCTTCTGCGTGGCTTGTGACGGCTGGAGGTCAGGGTCGTTGAACCGCTCCTCGTTCAGCCAGCCTTGCGGATGCTTGACGAAGCCGCGCTGCACCGTCTCGGACCCGGCATAGACCTTGGCCGCCGCGATGATCTTGTCCGCGCCCGCGGTCTTTATCGCCTTCTGCCATGCCTTCATTGCAGCAGGCTTGCCGGCCTTTTTGGGGAACGCCTTCCAGAACTCATCGAACCTGTCGCTCTTGGCTGGTGTCGGATCTTCGCTGAGAAGGGCTAGTTGCTCACGCACACGCAATGACGGTTCTAATGACGGTTCTAATGACGGTTCGGGTGCAATGGGCTTCACCCCCCCCGGTGAAGTGGATTGCACCCCCCCCGGTGCAATGGGCTTCACCCCCGCAGTTTTTGCACCCCCCCATGTTTCAGGACGTGTCACCCGGTATAGATTGGTTCCATGCCGTCCCGCATTTGTCTCAATCTCGATCATTCCGTCTGCCGCAAGATCCTTCAGGCAATACTGCACCTGCCGCTCTGAAAGCCGGGACCGGCGGGCAATGGTCGAGACCGAGGGCCAGCACTGGCGCGAGTGTTCGTCGGCACTGTCGGCCAGCATGATCATCACCAGAAGCGCGCCCTGATCGACTGGCGCCGCCTCAATCACCTCGTTCATGATCTTGATGCTCATCGTGCCCCCTCAAAAAGCCCTGGGATTGAAGTCAGTTGATGTGACCGGCTTGACAGCGCACAGGCGTAATCCCACAGCGCCGCAGCATCCGCCGCGTTGTCGTCCTCTGCGCTCCAGCCAAGTTGACGGCACCGCTGCATGACCAGGTTCTTCCCCGCCGCCCTTGCCGCGCCCTTGCGCTTCTTCGGGTCCAGATGCCCGTAGGCTGCGGACGTGACGTGCCCGCCGACGAAGTGCTTGCGGATGCTGGCGATGTTGTAAGCCTCGATCGGCACCTTGCGGTTGAAGGCACAGCCCCGGACGCAGGCCACCAGCCCGACGAGGAAGTGCGAGGTCTTGGGGCCACCGACGGGCGCCTCAAGCGCAATCAGATCCGGCCTGTGGTGCTCGATCAGCTTGTGCGTGAGAGCGAGGGCTTGGGAAAAGCGGAAGTCCTCTGACCGCGCCTTACCCAAATCCACAGACCATGCGGTAGGTGCGCCGCCGGGAGACCCGACGGCGACGCCTGAGACGCTTGCAAGATCAAGCGCGAGGATGATCACTGTGCTGCCACCTCGGCCAGATGGTCCTCAAACGCGACGGCTTTCTCCGCCAGTTCGGGGTCGCCCAAGTGCCCGTCATCGCCGTAGGTCGGCCGCGTCAGGACCGGCGCTTCCTCGGGCTCGATCGCTTCCGTCACGGGATCATCGGGCTTCTGGCCCAGGTCCATCTCGGATTGCTGGCCGCTGATGTCGGCCTTGACCATGGATAGCCCGGCCTCAAGCGACCGGATGATGTCCATGGCCTTTGCCTGCCCGCCGTCCTTCATCGCGGCCTTCTTGATGGTCCGCAGCATGGACAGCGCCTTCGGGTTCATGCCGGTGCGTTCGGTGAAGTCGCCGATCTCGCTCCGGGTTTCCGCCGCCGTCGAAGCGCGGGCCCGGTCCTCGCCGTTCCACTTGTCGATCTTGCCGATCAGCTTGTCGTGGTCGATCTCGGGGCCGGTGATTGCGTGCCGGACCTCGGTAGGTGCTTCTTTGGTCTTGCGTGCCATAGGGTGCCCTCCTGCATGGCGTGAGTGCCCCTGTCTCGCCGGGTGCGTGCGCCTGATGCCAGTGTTTGCGGCCTATGAAACAAGACCCAACGGGTCCGCGGCACGCTGGCGTAAAGCTTCAGCGATCAGCTTGGGGAAACCCCGTCGGGTAGTCCTGGATGAACTGCAAAACCCGCTGCCGGGTCTTGCGACGGACCTCTCGACCGCGCCGAAGCGTGGTCAGGAAGCCGCTGTCATTGACGGTTGCGCGGCCGAAAGCCTGCGCGCTCATGCCGGTCTTGCCGAGGTAAGCCTCGATGTCGATCAGCAGCGGATCAAGGGAGAGTGATGTTTCCATAAGCGCAGCACGCTAACGGATAAATCCAACGACTTCAATGGATACTTCAAACTCGCGCCAACAGGTTATTTCCACTAGAGATTTTCCCGGAGACACCCATTATGCAAAACCACCTTATCCCCAACTTGCGAAGCCTGATCGAAGCAAGGGGCATCAGCATGAACGAACTTTCACGGCGCGCGGGGCTCGGTCAGACGGGCGTGGCTGACATCATGTCGGGAAAGACCGGAAGCCCTACTCTTGCAACCGTCGAAAAGATTGCTGCGGCCCTGGACACAACGGTCATTGATCTTCTTCTGGAGCGACGCCGGGGTGAGGCTGAAAGCGCAATCCTTGAGGCGTTTGCAAGCCTGCCACGACACGACCAGGAGCGCCTGCTACAGACGGCGCAGGCTTGGCTGAACAAGCCCGACTGACCAGCAGCGCCAGCGCCACCACCTGAGCATCGGACGCCGCCGCCAGCAGCGCCCGCATATCTCCTTGTCGGTCCATACCACCCTCTGTGTTGGTTGTGGCACCATAGGCGAACTCGCCTGCGTTTGAAATATCCATTATTGCCGCTTGCGCGTTTGATTTTTCCAACGTAATGTTCCCTTCATGGAAACGAAGCACCCAGACACACCCGTCAGCCCTCCCCACCCGGACGACTTCTGCCGTCTGTGCCGTGGCTCCGGCGTTCTGGTCGACATCGAGCATCGGCCCAGCGGGCAAGTGAGCGTGTCGGAGCGGTGCTGGTCATGCAATGGGAAGGGATACGGACGATGAAGCTGAAGGATGTGTTCTGGCCGGTGCGTCCGGTCGAGCGGCCAAGAAGGTCTGCCGATGAGGTGATCGGCATGGGCGAGGTGCCTCGGTCGACGGATGAGGCGCGGGCCTATGCGATAGCCTTGGACTGGGTTAATCGCAGGGGGGCAAACGAAGCGTCCCGGCTTGCCGACCTCACCGTTCGTAATGTGCAGATTTTGAGCCGGGGGCAGTCATGAGCCCTGATCTGCTGAACCAACTGCTCAAATACGACCCGGAGACTGGCAAGCTGTTTTGGCGCGAGCGCCCGGTTTCTATGTTTTCTGATGGCGGCAAGTCGGCAGCACACTCTTGCGCCGCGTGGAATGCAAAGAACGCCGACAATGAGGCGTTCACGACAATCAGCGGCGGCTATCGGCTTGGCCGGATTTTTGACCGGATGCAAAAGGCTCACCGTGTGATCTGGGCCATGCAGACTGGCGAATGGCCTGACGGGGAGATTGACCACGCTGATGGAAGCCCCAGGAACAACGCTTGGGCGAACCTTCGCAAAGCATCGCGCACTGAGAACATGTGCAACAGCCGCAGCCGCTCTGGATCTTCGAGCCAGTATCTCGGCGTCAGTTGGTCCGGTCGCGGACAGAAGTGGCACGCGCAGATCACGGTCGGCGGGCTGAACAAGCACTTGGGCTTCTTCGATGACGAAATTGATGCAGCGCGCGCCTACGACGTTGCGGCGCTTCAGCACTTTGGCGCATTTGCTCGCCCCAACTTTCCCCAACTTGCGGAGGTCTCGTGATGGAGGCGCTGATCGCATTGGGCATCGCTGCCTCTGCCGTCGCCGCCTACTGCCTCTGGTGCTGCTTGGCGGTCAACCGGGACGACGACGAATGACCCGCGCTGAACCTACCATTGAGGAGAAGATACGCGCGCTGCCGGACCTTGGTGAACTGGAGGGCGCGGAGGGCTGGCTGGTCAAAGCGGGCCAGATGACGCCCCGGATCAAGAACATCATCGAGTTGCGTCGCCGCGAATTGAAGCAGGGGCTGGTGGCCTTGCTGTGCTTCTGTGGCTTCCCGGCGGACGCACAGGACACGATCCGCATCGGGAACAACTCTTACATCAACGGGACCGCGCAGACCCAGACGACGGTGAACATTCGTCCATCCGACAAGCCCGGTCAGCTGGCCGTGGTCACGCTGGACAACCGCTATGTGAACGACGGGCAGGACGACGGAACCTACTTCATCGCCGTCGACGGTCTGGTGGCGGAAATCGAGTTCACTTGGGATGCGGAGCCTCTGATTGGCGCAGACCGCATTCTTGTCATCCCGCCAGAGGGCATCCTGTGCCTGCCGGCGAGTTGTGAAGTTACCGTCATGGAGGGTTTCACAGGTCAGGTTGTGCTTCTCGATTGGGAGGGCATGTGATGCTGCCCCGCGCCGAACGTTACCGGCTTTGCGCAGCGCGCGGCATGTCGGTTGCCGAGACTGCAAGGCTGTATGACGTGACGACTACTGCCATTCGGCAGATGAACAAGCGGCACGGGCTGGGGTTTGATGTGCGGCCGTGCAAGCGGGACCGCGACTTGGCCGCTATGCGCGAACGTGTCGAGACGCTTGCCTCACAGGGAAAGTGTCGCCGGGAGATGTCCGCCATGCTGGACGTGCCGTTTAATACAATCGAGAGATGGTGCCGACAGTGGAAAGTGAGGTTCGCGGACAAGGCGGGCTACCGGAAGCCTGTCATGGATATGGTGCGCGACCGCCTGTCCCCGGCAGAGATCGACGACCTGCTGCTGCTCAAACGCAAGGGCTACACCTACCGCGATGCTTTTCAAGCACTCCGGCGGCCCGATCTTCTGGAGTTTTTGCCATGACCGACTTGACCAAGATTACCATGCCGTTTGGCCTGCTTGACGACGAAACGCGGGCTGCGCTCACGGCGCATAGCGGGCCGTGGGAGTTTTACGACGACGGGGGCGATTGGCTAGATACCAGCCTGTCAGGCGCAGCTTGGGCCGCCGGAACCGTCTACCGCGTCAAACCGGCGTCGCCCAAGCCGCGCGAGTGGTGGATTGTTGGACCGTCCGTGAAAGACACGGAAGCGGAAGCGCAGGATTTTCTTGACCAGCTAAAAGAAGAAAACTTGTTTGTGGGCTTTGCGACGTGGAGCGTCATCCGTGTCCGCGAGGTGCTGGAATGATCCGCTTCATCCCCGACAGAGGCGCCGTGACCGAACCCGGCGCCTACCGCATGTCGATGCGGCTCTATCACTCGCAGGCCGTGTGTCCGGGCGTGTCCGTGTCCTCGACCGGCATCCGCAAGGCCGCGCTGGCATCGCCCCTTGCCTTCTGGAAAACCTCGGACCTGAACCCGGATCGCTATCCGCCAAAAGAGGAAGGCGATGCGCTGATCCTCGGGAAAGCCGCCCATTGCCTGATCCTCGGTGACGAGGTGTTCGCGGAGAATTTTGCTTATGTCCCAGAAGATGCGCCGCGCCGCCCGACGGCGCCTCAGATTGCAGCGTTCGAGAAGAATGGCTTTTGGTCTGAAGCGGCCAAAGATGGAGCCGAGTTCTGGGCCAAGTTCGACGCAGAAGCCGCCGGCCGATCCCTCCTGACCGCCGAGCAGGTGACGAAGATCGGCTACATGGCCGAGAACCTGGCGGCATTGCCGGAGGCCCGTGAGGCGCTGCTTGGCGACCTGACCGAGATCAGCATGGTCTGGCAGGACGAGGCCACGGGCCTGTGGGTCAAGAGCCGCCCGGACTGCATTCCGTCCAACGGTGTCGACTTCGGGGATCTCAAGACCTTTGCCCCCAAGGGCCCGGACCTGATGCTGTCTGCCATGCGGGCCGTCACGGATCACGGCTATGCGGTCCAGATGGCGATGGCAGTCGAGGGGGCGGAGCGGATTTTCGGCACGTCGGCAACCCGGTGCGCGCTGATCTTCATTCAGACATCCGAGCCCTACGAGCCGGTGCCTCTGATGCTGGACGAGGATGCAATCCATTGGGGCCGGGTGCTGATGCGCGACGGCCTGAACAAGATCGCCCACGGGCTCAAGACCGGCGACTGGCCGGGCCGGGCCAAAGGCTTCTCCACCTACTCATTCCCGCCGTCCCTGCTGCACCGCTTTGGGGAAATGCAGGCAAACGGGGATCTTCCGCTAATCGAGAGGGCCGCAGCATGAACGACCTGATCACAAAGGACGACCGCCCGACGCACCCGATGGTGCAGTTCAAGCGGGACATGGAGGCCGTGGTTGCGCGCGAATTGGACATGCTGGACGACAAAGCGAAGTCGCGCATGAAGTCGGCCGCCATTGTTGCGGTCACGAAAGATCCGGAGTTGCTGCTAGCTGACCGGCAGTCCTTCATGGGCGCGATCCGCATGTGCGCGCAGCATGGTGTCACCCCGGACGGGAATGAGGCCACGCTCCAGGTCTACAACTCCAAGGTCAAGGGGCCGAACGGACAGGACATCTGGGTCAAGAAAGTGACCTACCTGCCCATGATCCGCGGCATTGTGAACCGGGTCATGCGGAGCGGGAAGATCCGGCTGTTCCGGGCCGAAGTGGTCTACGAGGGCGAAAGCTTTACCATCGACCAGACCAACGGCTTTGCCCGCCCGGTCCACGATTTTGATCCCATGCGGCGCGGCGAGGACAAGGACATCATCGGGGCCTACTCGGTGGCGATCTATGACGATGCGACCATCGACTGTGAGGCCATGCCGCGCAAGGAGATCGAGAAGGTCAAGGCGTCCGCCAAGACGAAGAACGTTTGGGACGGGTGGTTCTCGGAGAAGGCCAAGGTGGCCGTGATGAAGCGGCACTCCAAGCGCCTGCCTCTTTCCGCCGAAGATATGGACTTCATCCTGAACCGCGACGAGACGGATTTCGACCAGTCGCCCCGCGACGTGACGCCAGAGGAGAAGCCCAAGGGTCCGAACCTTGCACAGCGATTGGCCGCCCGACCGGCCACGGACATCGCTCCTGTGCTTGATGGGGAGGTGATGCCGCCGGAGACGCAGGAAGCACCCCCTGAGACCCACTGGACGGATGCGCCGCCGCCGGACTTCTTCCCCGGCACACCAGCGTTCACCGAGGGCGTCAACGCGGCCAAGGATGGCATCCCGGCCCGCGAGTGCCCGTATGACCAAGGGACGGAGCAGGCGAACGACTGGCTTGGCGGGCACCAAGGCGCGCGGAGGGCAAGCGAATGACTGACATGCAATTCATTGGGCCGTGGCAGGCAATCGCCTTGAAGCGCGGCTCGGTTCATCGTTGCGTTCTTATCCAGCGCCTATGTCGCGCACACGGCGAGGAACGATACTTTGGTGGCGTCTGCTCCGTGGATATGAAGCTGCCTAACAACGACGAGAGGCTGGCGGCTGAAGTCTTTCGCTATGTGGGGTTCCTTCAGGCAGCTTGCCCGCAAGCGATGGAAGGGTGGCGCCCCGAAGTAATCGCCAGGTTTGCCTCGGACGCAGTGCTGTCGCCAGATGATCAGCGCGAGTTCGAGGTGCCGGCATGACCCGCCTGACCGCCGACCAAGCCGCAGAGTTCATCGAGGCGGTCCTTGAGTGCCCGATCGACCTTCGCACGTCCAGCCGGATCGAGGCATTCGTCTTGGACAAGACCGTGCTGGAGGTGAGCGCGGAGTTCGAGAGCTTCACGGCAGAGCGCGGGCTGACCATCGACGAGGACAGCGTGGAGTTCCGGGCTGACCGGATCGACATCTGCGACGACCCCTGCTGTCAGATCATCATCAAGACGGATCACACCTGATGAAAACCCCAGAAGAAGCCAAGAGCCTGCTCTGCCCGTTTGCCCGAACCTTTGCGCTGCCCCAAGCCGAACGCGGATGCCGCGGTCCCGAGTGCGCCCTGTGGCGCTACGAGACGATCACCACGAAGCACCCTCTCTGGCTTCCGGCAGTCCAGAAGCGCGCGGCCGAGACGGGCGAGACAACCCCGTCGCGGCCACAGGCCTCCAAGTGGGTGGCGGAGAACCTGGCCGAGTTGGGCATTGTCCCGACGCGCGGCTACTGCGGGGCCGGAGGGCAACCGTGAGGAAGGTTCCAGTCCGCATCCGTGGCGTCGACTACCCCAGCATTCGGGGAGCTTCGCGTGCTCTTGGCGTAAGCATGGCTACCATCTGTCGGGCGCTGGACTTGGGCCGGGTAGATGAGGTCGGGCTTCCGTCGTCGGACATGGTGACAATCGCGGTTCAGGTGCGAGCGGACAGGGCCGACGCCATCCGAGCGGTGCTTATGGCGGAGATGAGCAAATGATCACCAACCCGCACCTTCTGCCAAAGATCCGCTCCGAGGCGATCATGCAGGCCATGCAGCACTTTCCCTGCGCGCTGCGGATTGCGTCCTTCATTCCTGGCCGGAAGTGCGCGCCGCAGAACACCGTCGTAGGGTGCCACCTGCCGACCATCGGCAAGGGCATGGGGACCAAGGTGACGGATCTCGCTGTGGCCGCCGGATGCCAGCATTGCCACGACCTGCTTGATGGTCGGGACCGGGCCGGAGCGGAATACCTGATCCAGAACATGCCAACCGCCGTGGCAACCCGGATGACCGACGCGCTTGTCGAGACGCAGGCCCGGCTGGTGGCATTGGGCATCATCACGGTCAGCGACGGGGATCTGGTGTGAGATACCTTTCCGTCTGCTCTGGCATCGAAGCCGCAACCCAAGCCTGGCACCCGCTCGGCTGGCACCCGGTTGCGTTCAGCGAGATCGAGGCATTCCCGTCTGCGGTCTTGGCGCACCGCTATCCCGATGTCCCGAACCGGGGCGACATGACCAAGTTTCAGGATTGGCCGGATGACACAGTTGACCTTCTTTGCGGCGGAACCCCCTGCCAGTCGTTTAGCGTCGCGGGCCTGCGACAGGGCTTGGCTGACCCTCGGGGAAACCTCATGCTCACCTTCGGCGCCATTGCTGGACGCTATCGCCCCCGCTGGCTGGTTTGGGAGAACGTCCCCGGCGTCCTGTCATCCAACGGCGGACGGGATTTCGCAGCCTTCCTCGGGCTCTTGGGCGAACTCGGGTATGGGTGGTCCTACCGCGTGCTTGACGCTCAGCACGTCCGAACACGCCGCTTCCCCCATGCCGTCCCACAGCGCCGACGCCGTGTGTTCGTTGTCGGATATCTTGGAGACTGGCGACGTGCCGCAGCGGTTCTTTTTGACCGCGAAAGCCTGTCGGGGCATCCTGCGCCGCGCCGGGAAACGGGGCAAAGACCTGCCCCCACAATTAGCGCACGCCCTACAGGCGGTGGCGGGCTTGGAACCGACTTCGACCTCGACGGGGGACTGATCGCTAACTCCGGTCAGGTCGGATACTGCTTGACAGCCAGCGCGCAACAAAGCCTCGACGCCGAGACCGAGACCTTGATCGCGGTCGCGCCGTTCTCGCCTTCCGTCACAAGCAACCCATATGGCGACCACGAAAGCCGCGAGGGCCTGCTGGTCGCCCATGCCCTGCGCGGCGAGGGTTTCGACGCCAGCGAGGACGGGACCGGGCGTGGCACGCCCTTGGTGCCGATTGCCATTCAGGAGCGCGCCGTCAGCAAGAACGTGAACGCCGGGCCGGGCGGCTCTGGCATCAGCACCGAAGGCGCAGCCTACACGCTGGAGGCGCGCAATAAGGTGCAGGCCGTGGCGTTCGCCGAGAACCAGCGCGGCGAGATCAGGATTTCCGACACGTCGCCGCAACTGACCACAGGCGGAGGGAAGCCGGGGCAGGGCTATCCAGCCGTCGCCTTCGACAGCAAGGGCACGCAGGTCCAGACCGACGAGACTGGCACAGCGCCAACGCTCCGGGCGATGGGCCACGCGGATAGCCACCAGAACGGCGGCGGGCAACTGGCCGTAGCCTTTGACCTGCGCGGTCGCAAGGGCGGGGCTATGCCCGAAGGCCCGCACGACACCGCCAACATCCGAGCGGCTTCGGGCGGGTCCAGCCGCAGTTACGTCGCCGCACCTTGGGCCGTGCGCCGCCTAACTCCGCGCGAGTGCGAGCGCCTTCAGGGCTTCCCCGACGACTTCACGCTGATCCCCTACCGCGGCAAGCCCGCCTCCGACGGCCCCCGCTACAAGGCTCTGGGCAACAGCTGGGCGGTGAACTGCGCCGACTGGATTGGAGAGAGGATTGCGGAGGTGGACACATGGTAGCCCCCGCCTATGTGAACGAACCCGGCGTGGCGGCTATCCTTGGCAAGTCCCGCGGCTGGCTGAAGGTGAACCGCGCCCGGCTGGAGCGTGAGGGCTTCCCGCGGGTGGACGGGCTGATCGGCCTGACCTGTGTTGCGGACATCGAGGCATGGATTGCCAGACGGCGGCAAGTGGCGGATGCTGTTCCCGCCCACACCACGGGCAATCACCACATTTCATCCGAGGGGATACATTTTGCCAAGCTATGACCTGCGGCGCCTTGACGGCGATCCGACATATGCGCCGGGGCGCGTCTACGACAACGGAACCCCCTACTGGCGGCCGACCAAGGTTGACATCAAGGCGGGCTACAGCATCAAGTCCTATCGCCTGACCGGCACGGACGATGAGCAATGCGCCCGCTGCCGGGAGCTCACCCGCGAACTGCTGCAATGGCGAGACGGCAGGCCGAAGATGGTTGCCGGAACATGGGGCTGGATCATCGCGCGCTACCGGAGTGACGACCTGTCCCCGTTCCAAGAGGTGAAGCCGAACACGCGGAAGTCCTACCTTGAGGAGATTTCCTATTGGGAAGATGCCATCGGCGAAAGCTTTGTGGCCGGCACCAGCTTCGAGACGCTGAAGCGGATCAAGAAGGGGATGGAAGCCAACGGTCGATCGGTCGCGTTCATCCACCGGAAGTTCACGCACCTTCGCATGGTGGCCAACTACGGGCTGGCCGTGCAGCCAAGCCTGTTCCGCGACATCTGCTCGGTGTTGGCGTCCGGGGCCATGAAGGTCCGGGCACCAAAGCCGCGCACGACCTCTCCGACGGCCGCACAGGTGCAGTCCATCATCGACCGGGCCACGGCGCTGGCAGAGCACGGCTTCGCGCTGGGGATCTCGCTCCAGTGGTGGCTGGCACTCCGGGCCGTCGACGTGCGCGGCCAGTGGCTGACCGAGGGCAGGACCCGTCGGTGGGCCGACGGTCTGACGTGGGACATGGTGGACCTGAAGGCCGGCACCATCACCAAGGCCGCGTCCAAGACAGAGCGGCACGACGGGACCGCGATCACCTGGGACTTGAACCCGATCCCCGGTTTGCTCGACATGCTGCGGGCTATCCCCGAGGACCAACGGATCGGCCCGGTCATCAAGCGCGACGGCAAGCCCTTCGAGAAGGAAGCCTACAGCAACCTCTGGCGCCGGATTGCCAAGCAGGTCGGCGTGCCGCCCGAGGTCCAGATGCGCGACACACGGGCCGGGGCGATCAACGACGCGATGATGCACGGGGCCAACAAGCTTCAGATGCAGCACGCAGCTGGGCACCTGAACTCGGACACGACCGAGAGATACATCCGGGCCCGCGAGCAGAACGCGCAGACCGTCATCCAGCTTCGCGCACGGACTGCGAACACCCGTGACGCAGGCTGACGCAGCCACCACAGAGGGAGGACCACTAAGTGATTGAAAGAATGGTACAGCTTCCCCGGCTCGAACGGGGGACCCCCAGATCCACAATTCGGCAATTTCCGTTGTGCATCAATGAGCCGCCAAGTCACCAAACGGCCAGACAGATCATTGAGCGCCGCTTGGGCCGTCCGCTTGGCCCACTGGCAACCATGCCGCGCGACACCCGTGACGCCATTTACCGATTGGCCCTTCACCTTGTGAGGTGCCCCCATGCTTGACCGCGCCGTCACCGTCTTTCTGTGGACCTGCACCATCGGCGTCTGGCTGTTGTGCCTGTCAATCATCTATGTGCCATGGATCACCGGGGCGCTTTACCTTGTAGGATTTATTAAATGACCTTCCACCTCAACACCACGATAAAGGCCGGATCGCACAAGCTGCCATCCGAAGGGTCTTGCACCATGGAAATTGCCTGCCTGGCAGGGGGCTTCGGCTGGCGCGGGGTCAAGTCCGAGAACTACCTTCCAAAGTGCATGTCGCGCGTAATCGGGGCCTATGTGATCTGGCTTAACGACGCTATGCCGGACGATCAGCGCCAGCGGCTTATGGCATTCGTTCCCCGGCTGACCAGCACGCGCGGCACGGATGCGGAGGAGCGGGCGCGCGCTGAATATCTGGTGATGAACGCCGGCAAACCCGCCGCCGTTGTGGCGCTGCGTTCGGCAGGGCTAGGCGAACACGCGGATGCGGTTGCTGCGGCGGGTTCGATTGCAGAACTTGAGAAGGCGGTGCGGGCGGCGGCGGAGACGGCGGCGGAGACGGCGGCGGTGTGGGCGGCGCGGGCGGCGCGGGCGGCGGCGACGGCGACGGCGGCGACGGCGAGGGCGAGGGCGGTGGCGTGGGCGGCGGCGTGGGCGGCGGAGGGGGGGCAACCCTTTGACTGGACGCCATACCTTGACGCGCTTGACGGCGCGCTTCGCATCGGCCCCCAAGCCGACATGCTTGACGCGGCACTGATCGAGGAACGCACTCGCGTTTTGGTGCGGGCATGACCGTCTCCGATATCACCCCCGAGAACGTGTCGCGGATGCTGGCACAGGCTACGGAATTGCGTGAGTTCCTTGACGGAACTGGTCCGCTTGAGGGGCGATGGTTTGGCGAACCACGCGAACCAGCCTTCTTCTGGCGAAAATACCTCAAGCGGATTGACGCGCCGCTGGAAGACCTTGCCGCCCGGCTGGCCGAGGTGGAGGCTCGCAAGAACGAATGGATTGATTTCGTTGATGAACTCGCTGGTGAATTAGATGCGGAAGTCACGCGGTCATCCGCCGCCCGCAGCGTCGGGAAGAAGTATGCCAACGCATTTCATGCCGTGCGGGTTGAACGTGATGCCCTCGCCGCTCGGGTGGCCGAGTTGGAGAAAGCTTTGCACGGCGCTAACACCCGCCTGAACAAGGAGCGCGACACCTTGGCGCGGGCAAAGCAAGCACACTCGCACCTTAAGGCAAAGCATCGCAACACGCTTTCGCAACTCGCCGGGCAAACCCGGCTGGCGGCGAAGGAAACTGCCCGGTTGGCGGAATATGAAGCCAAGCTTTCCGAGGTTATGCCCGTTGATTTCAAGGACTGGCACGAGAACGACAGGTCAGAGTGGCCTTCGTTGGCGGCATGGGCACTGGTGCAATGGCGAGACCGCGCCGAAGCCGCAGAGCCCAAGGTAGCACGGCTGACGGAGGCGCTAGATAGCACGCTAAATTCTTTCCGGCGTTTCTACTACGGAAGTGCTTTTGAAGCGGAGTTCCAATACGAAATCGCCGCACTTGCGGAGACAAAGGAATGACTGCCACCTACACCATCAACCTTCCCATTTCGGCTTGCGCGATTTGTGGCGAGCGCGACTGGCGGCATGTGTCAGTGTTGGGCGCATCTGGTGCCTACTGCATGGCCTGCTCTTACAAAGCATTGCGCGAGGTCGGCGATTTGAGGGCACGTCACCAGAGAGACTTCTTTCAATCAGGTGTATTCACCATGCCGCCGATGTGGAAGCCGCCGTTGCAGGAGACCAAGGAATGAGTGACGTGCCAGATTTCATTTGGCCTCTTGCTGGCTGGCTGGAGGCTATGGTCGATCCTGATCCAAAGCACAGAGTTGTGGAATACGTCCGCCGCGACCCCGCCGTGCTGGCCGAATTGCCGGAGGTGCAGGCGCTTGTCGCTGCGGCGCAGAGGCAGGCATATCGGCAGTCGGCAGACGTGGCGAAGCGGTTCCACGATAAGTCAATTGCCCGCTCCGATGCTAACCCCGATGATGAAGCAGAGCAGGGCTTTGGTT